TGCGGCTGCACGGTCCGCTACGGGTTTCCAAGTCGATCACCAGGGAGCCGGCGTTCTAGAACCTACCGTATTGGCCCTCAGAGCCACGGAGACGCATTTTCGCAGCCAGGGTGGTATGACGGTACCCCCCGAATTATCACAGAGCCTCTCAGAAGTCTATGTTAAGTACGTCACAGATATGGCTTCTCGAGGGACTTTTAGTAGAAAGTCCCATGTACTACAGGGTGAGAGGGTAAACGCCTCCTACCCTCCCCCTGAGAGAGGGGGATAAAGGGGGTGAGAGCCTCGCTTTTAGGCTCGGCTTCTAGAGAGCCGCTTCGGGGCGGCTCGATCTAGAGCGGCTTTAGGCCGCTATATGGTCTCGGTCTTTGAGGACCGAGCCCTGAAGGCCCTAGACGTAAGGGCTCGGATCGACAGCTGAAGCTGTCTCTGAATCGCCCGCTGACAATGCGGGCTCTGATCGGCCCGCTGAATGCGGGCCTCTGTTATTTAGGAGTGGTCTCTGACTAGCTCATGGCTGTCATCGACCCGCCGCCAGGAGCTCCCTCCCAACTGGGAGGAGATCCGTCAAGAAGTCCTCAACGACGCTGACGGCGTCTGCGAGATCCGGTGGCCCGGTTGCCTTGGATGGGCGACCGATGTCGACCACATACAGCGTGGAAACGACCACAGCCGGCGCAACCTGCGCGCGGCGTGCAAGTCGTGCCACGGGAAGAAGTCATCCGCTGAGGGGAACGCCCGCAAGCGGGAATTGCGAGCCAGGAGGAAGCGCCCACAGGACAGACATCCCGGCTCTTTGTAGCGGCCAGGTGCCGCTAGATACCCAGGAGGTAGCCACAGTGGGAGCTGCAACACGCGGCCCGGTCCCTGAGAGGACAGACCAGACCGTTCGCCACAGCGAGCCGGTCGACAAGATCGAAGTCTTCGGTGAAGTGAGAGTGCCAGACCTCGGAGACGTGAGTTTCCGTGGTGAGACGCACCCGATCATCGAGGACCTGTACCAGGCGATGCAGGAATCCGGCCAGAGTAGGTTCTACGAGCCGTCAGACTGGCAAGTCGCTCGCCTCACACTCCTCGCGCTGAACGAGGAACTCATCGCAGCCAGGCACGGAGACAAGCCGATTGGCGCGATGAAGCTCACAGCGCTCAACCAGATGCTCACGACGCTCATGCTGACCGAAGGCGACCGCCGCCGCGTCCGCATCGAGCTCGAACGGAAGCCTAGCCAGCCCGAAGGCGTCGTCATCGACGCTGCTGCCCAGTTCAAGCAGTGGCTGGAAGAGCCGTAATCCCCCAGGTCCCCCGGGGCGGGTAGGCGTTTCCTCCTCCTTTCCCGCCGCGAGCCCCGCTACCGGCTCCCCGTCCCGGGGTTGACCACTCCCGAAAGGAACCACATGGCAGTAATCGGCATCGAGCTGGAACCAGATCAGCTAGTCCTCACCCGCCGTCGCGACTTCAAGTGGACGTTCGAGAATCTTGACGACCAAGGACTCCCCGTCGACTTCCCCGCAGGAGAGCTGTTCTTCGAGCTGGACACAGGCGGACAGCACAACGCGGTCCAGCAGGTACAGGTGCTCGGCGCGACCGGAGGCACCTACACGCTCAACATCAACGGGGTCAACACCCCGGCCATCGACTACAACGACGTGTCGGAGAACCCGCAGGGTATGGCAGGCGACATCACCGACGCGCTGGAGGCTGCGGTCGGCGTGGGCAACGTCAAGGTCCACCCGGTGACGCTCTTCCCGGCCTGGACGCTGAACTTCAACCTCAACAGCAACAAGCCGCTCACCGAGCAGCTCGTCAACACGATCAACAAGGCCGCGAACGACTTCTTCAACACGTTCGAGCAGCTCTTCGGAGTTGACGTAGAGATGACGGTCACCGACGCGCTGAACTTCAAGCTCAAGGTGACCTCCCGCAAGTCGTTCGATGAGGTCGGCGTCGTCACCTTCGCTGTCGATGTCACGGCCAACGCAGTCAAGAGCTTCTTCAACGGCTTCTCCGGACTGATCGGCGCAGTGAACACCGTGAACGTCGACTTCTACTGGAACCGGACATATGAGGTCGAGTTCGTCGGAGCCCTCGCAGAAACCGTAATCCCGCCCATCACAGCGGATGTCAGCAGCCTGGCCGGCGCGTCGAAGGCGATCAACGTCAGCGTAAAGCGACCTGGCAAGCCGCGACTCACCCGTTGGGACTTCGTCATCGACGGCCCGAAGGCCGTCCTGAAGGTCGAGAGCGAAGAGGCCGATCTGATAGTCGCTCGTACCCACTGGCAGCTGGTCTTCCTCGAAGACGGCGAGCCCGCAGGCGGCGAACCTATCGCACGCGGATTGGTGTGGGTGCAGGAATGAGACTCAAGGGCTACCCCACCGACGGGAGGCCGGCACTCTCCTACCTGGGGAGTCCTACCGGCTCCATCATCGGGTCAACCGAACGGCCTGTAGGCCATCTCATCTCGGTACCGGGCCAGTCAGGGCCTCGTGGCCCGCAAGGCGATACCGGCCCGCAGGGCGTGCAAGGCGAGCAAGGCCCTCCCGGCATCCAAGGACCTCCCGGGTCTATCGAGGACGCCGAGATCTCCGACATCAACGGCTTGGAGGCCGCGCTCGACGCGCGCCAGCCCCGGTTTATGACCGGCACGATGTCCACAGCAGCCGCTACAGCGGCCAAGACGGTGACGCTGGACTCCCCCTGGGACTCCCACCTCCCGGTCAGCGGCGACATCTTCCTGCTGAAGTCCACCACCGCCAACACGGCGTCAGACCCGACGTTGAAGGTCAACGGTGGCACGGCGTACCCAATCGCTGCTCCGAACAACTCCGTCAACGCGAGCAACACCGCATGGTCGATCAACTCGTTCCTGCTGATGGTGTTCAACGGTACGCGCTTTCAGCTGGTCGGACCGACGCAGAACACGACGTACAGCACGATCACCGAAGCGGAGATCGACGCAGGGACAGGCACCACTACCCGTGTGGTGACACCAGCGATGTTGGCGTACCTGCTGACCAAGGTGCCAAGCCACAGCGACGTGGAGACCGCCATCTCGAACGCACTCGGGGACCTGATCGACTCAGCCCCGGAAGCGTTGGACACCCTCCAAGAACTGGCGAACGCACTAGGCAACGATCCGAACTTCGCCACGACCGTCTCGAACCAGATCGGCGCGAAAGCCGACAAGACGACGACGATCACGGCAGGCACCGGCCTCACCGGTGGCGGCGACTTGACATCGAACAGGACGCTGTCGGTGAACTTCGGCTCGGCAGCCGGAACGGTATGCCAGGGCAACGACTCTCGGCTGTCCGACGCGAGAACTCCGCTGTCCCATACGCATACCACTGCACAGGTGACTGGGCTGGACACGGCGCTGTCGAGCAAGCAGCCTCTCGACGCCACGCTCACCGCGCTTGCGGCGATCACCACGGCGGCGAACAAGCTGATCTACGCCACGGGCTCGGACACGTTCGCGACCACGGATCTCACGGCAGCAGGACGTGCTCTCCTGGACGACGCCGATGCGGCGGCACAGCGAGCGACTCTCGGCCTCAGCGCTGCGGTGGTCGGGTCGAACAACGGCACACCTACGGCGCTGACCATCTGGAAGGGCACGCAGGCTCAGTACGACGCCATCTCGACTAAGGACTCCAACACGATCTACGTGGTGATCTGATGCCCCTGTATACCCCAATGTCGAACGCGTCCGACGTTCTCGTAGGAAGCGCCGGGGTAAGGAAGGTGTACCTCGGGGACACCGTTGTGTGGCAGCGGTTTACGCCGTACCAGCTCAGCTACACCTCGCAAGGTGACTACCACATCCCCATCAACCCGTACGCGGACTACATCGACTACGTCATGATCGGGTCCGGAGGCAGCGGAGCTGGTGGTGGCCTCGCCATCCCAGGTGGGGGTGGCGGCGGTGCTGCGTGGGTCTACGGAACGCTTCGGCGTGGAGTCGACTTCCCCTCGAATGCCTCCGAGATCTGGCTGACGCTACTCACTCCCCCCAACGGTGGCTCGGGAGGGTTCTCCCCTGGCAGCGGCACCGATGGTCGACCAACCACGCTCCGGATCGACGGCACGTCCTACGTCGTCGCATCGGGTGGCCCGCGAGCAGGCGGGTGGGGCAGTGGAGGCCGGGCAGGTGGAGCCGCTACGGGAGGCAACACCAACGGCGGTCGAGACGTCAGTTACCAAGGTCTTACAGGCACAGGTGGCGCTACACAGAGCAGCGACGGCACCCCAGGCAACCCCCTACGGAGGCGGCGGCTCTGGCGGTGGCCTCATGGGCAGCGGTGGCCGTGGCGGCTACGCAGCAGCACACATCGGATTCAGATAGCAGACCAAGCAGGCGGTCCCCTAGCTCAGAGGGGAGCCCCTGCGCTGGGTCAGTAGCTCAACTGGAAGAGCAGCGGTCTCCAAAGCCGTGCGTTGGAGGTTCGAGTCCTCCCTGGCCCGCACACCACCCGTCCCCGGCAGGGGGCGGGTTTTTTCTTCTCAAATCGAAAGGCAGACATGAGTTTTCGTACTGCTTATGGCAACGCGTACTCCGAGAACGGTTGGCGCATGTGCAACCGTGATGAGTGCGTGACGGTATCCGGGCCGTACATGAACACCGCGCCGCTACGACGTGGTCCTGCCGAGAAGCTCCTCGGAGAGTTCGTCAGGCGCTACCACCAGGTATGTGCCCCGGTCGTGTCCCCGGTGTGGGGCTGGTCGGAGACGAACGACGTCGGCAACTCGAATCACCTGTCGGGCACGGCAGTCGACATCAACGCTCCGCAGTGGCCGTGGGGCTACCGGACGATGCCAGCCGCGCTGGTTGCCAAGATCAACGTCCTGCTGGACCAGTTCGAGGGAGCCATCTACTGGGGCCGCAACTGGAATCGCCCCGACGAGATGCACTTCCAGCTCAACTGGGCTGAAGGCGACGCCAAGTACAACCGCATCCTGGCGAAGTTCGCAGGTGGTGTCCCCGTCGAGGGACACTCCCCCAACCTCCCCGACGACGACAGCGAACTGCTCATGCGCGGTTCGGCCAACGTCGAGCAGACGCGCATCCTCCAGGCCGGCCTCAAGGCCGTGTTCCCCGCGTACGCAGGGAATCTGGCTGTTGACGGCGACTACGGGCCGGAGACCGAGAAGGCTGTGCGCCGCTTCCAGTCGGCGTCCGGACTGGTCGCTGACGGAATCGTCGGACCGGCCACCCGAGCTGAGCTGGCGAAGTACCGCATCATCCTCAAACCCGCTACCCCCCAAGAGGTTATACCCGTGAGCAAGACGCCGGTTGTGGTCGGCCCTGCTGATGACCAGCTGAACATGAGGTTCAACTGCCTCGGTGGAAAGACGCTGGTCGAAGCCGTGGCAGAGATCCGCGACAAGGTCTGCGGCACCAACGACAAGGACAAGACAGGCGTGGTTCTTCAGTGACCCAACGACATCTAGCAATTGTCTTCCGTGGAACCGGAGGCGTCATCGGCCAGGACTACGTGTCCCGCGTGTGCCAGGGCGTCTCCGACCTGGTCGAAGAGATCAACCCCAAGTTCGACGCCACGATGGGCGGCATCCCGGTCGGCACCGCGAACAACCTCGGTGCCAAGTCGATGAAGAAGGCCGTCGATGAGGCGGTCTGGGACGCCACAGGCATCATCAAGCACGCGTTGACGGTCAACCCGAACCGCAAGGTGATCGTCGGCGGGTACTCCGCTGGCGCTGTCGCTGCGGCCCGCGTCCGTAAGTGGCTCCTGGAGACCTACCCCGACAACTACCTGTGCTCGTTCTCGTTCGGCGATCCGACACGACCGCACGGCGGTTCGTACTACGGAGGCCCGATCCTGAGCGGCCAGGGCATCTCCTCGTGGCGCTACGGCGACGTGAGCGATTGGCGGCACTGCTGGCTGACAGACCCAGGCGACATGTACGGGAACATCCCCCTCGGGGCGGCTGGGGACATCCTGGACGACTTCTACGACATGATCACGGCCACGCAGATCTCAGATCCACTGGTCACCGCGCTGACGTTCATCGAGCAGTTCCCCAAGACGCTGGCAAAGGCCGGCATAAATCCGCTGGCGGCATTCAAGGCCGCTGATGTCGCGATCAAGTTCGCCACGTCGAACCCACCCACAGCAGCGCACATCCAATACGAGCACCGAGAGGTCTGGCCCGGTCAGACGTACCTCGGACTCGCCATCCAACACGTACGGGACTACGCGAGCCGCGTGCCCCTGACTTGACAACGGACAGAGAGGAGGACGGATTGGAACTCACCGAACAGGACATCGAGAACCTGGAGAAGGCCGTAGCCGAGGTTAAGCGGACGGAACCCGTGACCGACCCCGAGCTGGCCCCGTCCCCTCCCCACATCATGGGTCCCACCTGGCAGCGCCGAACGGACGGCAGGTTCTACCTACCTGAGAAGACGCTGGGCTACCAGATCCTCATGTGGATGAGCGAATACCTGCTCATACCAGGCGGTCCGAAGGCAGGAGAACCGTTCAAGCCCACACGCGAGCAGGGACGGTTCATCCTCTGGTGGTACGCCGTTGATGAGTTCGGACGGTTCGTCTACCGAAATGGCTTGCTGCGCAGGCTAAAAGGCTGGGGAAAGGACCCCCTTGCCGGCGCGCTGGCTCTGGCCGAGCTATGCGGCCCGGTGATGTTCTCGCACTTCGACGCCGACGGCAACCCAGTCGGCAAGCGCAAGCCGTCAGCGTGGATTCAGGTGGCCGCGGTCTCGCAGGACCAGACACGAAACACGTTCTCGCTCTTCCCAGTTCTGGCATCTGACCGGCTGAAGGAAGAGTTCAAACTCGACTTCAACAAGACCATCGTGTACGCCAAGGCAATCGGCGGCGTGATCGAGGCTGCAACGTCGAATCCCCTTACGCTGGAGGGCAAGCGGCCTACGTTCGTCATCAAGAACGAGACCCAGTGGTGGATCGAGACCAACAACGGCCACGCCATGTCGGAGGTCATCGCCGGTAACGTCGACAAGTCCGCGTACGGTGTGTGTCGGTCGCTGTCGATCTGCAACGGCCACATCCCAGGCCAGGATTCCGACGCCGAGCGCGACTACGACGCGTTCATGGACGTGTTGGCAGGCAAGGCCATCGACACCGGCTTCCTGTACGACGCTCTGGAGGCCCCAGCGGACACACCGCTGAGCGAAATCCCTCCCCCGTCAGAAGACCCCGAGGGCTTCGAGAAAGGCATCGAGCAGCTCCGTGAGGGCCTGAAGATCGCACGCGGTGACGCGGTGTGGTTGGACCTCGACACCATCATCGCCTCGATGCTGGACAAGCGCCGACCGGTAACCGAGTCGCGGCGCAAGTTCCTCAACCAGATCAACGCACACGAGGACTCGTGGATCGCTCCGCACGAATGGGACCGGCTGGCTCTCACCGAGGACCTGTTCAAGCTCAAGAAGGGTGATCGCATCGCCCTGGGCTTCGACGGCTCCAAGGCCAACGACCACACGGCTCTGGTGGCGTGCCGGATCGAAGACGGGATGCTCTTCCTGATCAACCACTGGAACCCCGAGCTTCACGGCGGGGAGGTCCCCCGCGATGACGTGGACGCCACGGTGCGCTCGTGCTTCGAGCGGTACGACGTGGTCGCCTTCCGTGCCGACGTGAAGGAGTTCGAGGCATACGTCGACCAGTGGGGTAAGGACTTCCGAAAGAAGGTGCAGGTCAACGCATCTGCCGGCAACCCGGTGGCGTTCGACATGCGAGGCCAGCAGAAGAGGTTCGCCCTCGACTGCGAGCGGTTCCTCGACGCGGTACTGGAGCGCGAGGTCTACCACGACGGCAATCCGGTTCTGCGGCAGCACATCCTCAACGCCCGCAGACATCCGACCAACTACGACGCAATCGCAATTCGCAAGGCCAGCAAGGACTCCGGCAAGAAGATCGACGCTGCGGTCTGCGCGGTCCTGGCGTTTGGCGGCAGACAGGACTTCCTGATGAGTAAGCGAAATCGCTCACGTAGAGCGGCGGTGATCATGTAATGGCAGAAACCGCAGTAGATCCCGAGAAGGAACGGGATGACCTCCTAGACAAGTTCGAGGCAGCCCAGGACGAACTCAAGGCAGCCAAGTCGTACTACGACGCTGAGGACAGGCCAGAGGCAGTCGGCCTGCCAGTGCCGGCGCGACAGCGCGACCTGCGGTGCCACGTGGGCTATCCGCGTGTGTACGTGGACGCTATCGCGGAACGCCAGGAGGTGCAGGGCTTCCGACTGGCCGGTGCTGAGGACGGAGACGAGGACCTCTGGGACTGGTGGCAGGCGAACAACCTGGACACTGAGTCCATCCTCGGACACACCGACGCCTGCATCTATGGGCGTTCGTACGTCACGATCTCGATGCCCGATCCGAAGGTCGACCTGGACGTGGACCCCGAGGTCCCGATCATCCGCGTTGAACCTCCTACGTCGCTGTACGCCTCCATAGACCCACGTACCCGCAGGGTGCAGAAGGCGATCCGAGCGGTCTACGACGAGGACGGCGAAGAGATCATCGCAGCCACCCTTTACCTCCCCGACCGAACCATGCTGTGGCTCAGGGAGGAAGGTGAGTGGGCCGCTCCCACGACCGTCAACCACGGTCTGGAGATGGTGCCGGTGGTGCCGATCCCCAACCGGACCCGGCTGTCGGACCTGTACGGCACATCGGAGATCACCCCCGAGCTCCGGTCGATGACCGACACGGCTGCCCAGATCCTCCAGAACATGCGGGCCACCGCCAACACGATGGCGATCCCGCAACGGCTGCTGTTCGGCGTGAAGCCGGAAGAGCTGGGTATCGACCCCGACACCGGCCAACGGCTGTTCGACGCGTACATCGCCAACATTATCGCGTTCGAGGACCACGAGGCCAAGGCGCAGCAGTTCTCGGCTGCCGAGCTGAGGAACTTCACCGAGGCACTCGAAGAGGTCGCCAAACAGGTCGCTAGCTACACAGGGCTTCCTCCCCAGTACCTTTCGTCCCAGTCCGACAATCCGGCCTCTGCTGAGGCCATCAGGGCGTCGGAATCGCGGCTCGTGACCAAGGTCGAGCGGAAGAACAAGATCTTCGGTGGGGCCTGGGAAGAGGTCATGCGGATCGCCTACAAGATGGCGAAGGGCGGTGAGATCCCTCCGGACTACTACCGGATGGAGACCGTCTGGCGTGACCCGTCGACTCCGACGTACGCGGCCAAGGCCGACGCGGCTACCAAGCTCTACGCCAACGGCCAGGGCGTCATCCCCCGCGAGCAGGCTCGCATCGACATGGGCTACACCATCGCCGAACGCGAGAAGATGCGCGAATGGGATGAGGAGGAACAGGCTCTGGGCCTGAGCCTTGTGGGCTCGATGTACGGAGACACGCCGGCCTCGAACGTCCCAGCTCAGACCCCAGACTCTCCAGCCCCCGACACATCAGGAGGCAGTAGCGAGTGACCCCTGACGAGTACGCCGCTACGGCGGCGATGATCACGTCGCGGGTCGCCCGGAAGATCCAGCAGTTCGCAGCTCTCTTCGCACCCACGGAGATGAGCTGGGAGGACTGGATTCGCATGTTGCAGTTCGTCTACCCCGAGATCGAAGCGGGCAGGTCAGACATCGCCAAGGCGGCAAGGATGTTCTACGACTCGCAGCGATCCCAGCACCACCCCGAGCTTCCACGCAACGACCGGCCAACTGAGGACTATCAGTTCAGCTGGTTCGTCCAGAACATGGAACCGGCGCGAAAACAGATGTCCCAGATGGACTCTCCTGAAAACGCCGTCGCTCACATGGTTCTGCGAGCGGTTCGGGAAGTGGAGAACGCCGGCAGACGACAGATCATCCACGCAGTTCAGACGGACCCAGAACCACAGATCGTGAAGGGCTGGGCCAGGGTGGCGACCGGGCGCGAAACATGCGCCTGGTGCCTGATGCTCGTGTCGAGAGGGCCGGTCTACGAATCCGCAAGGACATCCGGTCTGGAGCTCGATGACGAGACTGCTCTGGACTTGTACCGGTCAGGGATGAATGTCGCTGAGTACATGAATCAGTGGCACACCGGCTGCGATTGCAAGGTCGTTCCGGTCTTCGACCTACAGAACTGGCCTGGCAAGGAGGCGGCAGACGCCGCACTCAAGCTCTGGATAGAGGCCGGTCACGAGGCCGACGAGTGGATCGAATCCGGTAAGGCTCGCACGAACAACGTGAACCGAGAAACCATCAACGCGCTTCGCCGTCGCCTAGCGCGGGGCGAGGTCAACACGTCCCAATTCGCTGCTCTCGCAGCGTAACTCACTGTTCAACAGCCCCCAGGTGGGGCTTATCAACCATGCCCAGGAGGCAAAATGTCTGACACCCCTTCGACTGAAACCCCCGCTGAGAGCACCCCGGCTGAGACCAAGACGGAGGAAGCCAAGACCTTCAGCGCGGAGTACGTGAAGGACCTGCGTGAGGAAGCCGCACGGTACCGGACCGAGAAGAAGGACGCTGTCGAAGCCGCGAAGACCGAGACCCGAGCCGAGGTCGTCGCAGAGTACGAACCCCAGATCGCTGATCGCGACTCGAAGATCGCGGATCTGGAGAAGACCGTGGCAGACCAGGCTGCTGAGCTCCTGAAGCTCAAAACCGTTGTGGACGCGAAGGTCCCGGTCGAGGACGTGTTCACGGTCGCCGAACTCGTTCAGGGCGCAGACCAGGAGTCGATCTCCGAGTCCGTCAAGCGAGTCATGTCGATCTACGGCAAGAAGCAGACCCCCGATGTCCCGACTGATCCCAGCCAGGGCCAGGGCGGCGCAACCCCGCTCAACGGTGACCCCATCGCCAACCTGCTCAAGCGTGCCGTAGGCGCGAAATAACCGAAATCCCAAGAGAGGACACATAAATGGCTACTCCCACGCAGGTCGCGACGACCGAAGATTTCAAGGCATTCCTGACCCCCGAGCAGTCGAAGGACTACTTCGAGAAGGCCGAGAAGACCTCCATCGTCCAGAAGCTCGCCACGAAGATCCCGATGGGTCCGACCGGCATCACCATTCCGTACTGGAACGGCGCGGTGACCGCTGAGTGGGTCGGTGAGGGCGAAATGAAGCCCCTGACCAAGGGCTCGTTCTCGAAGAAGGACCTGACCCCGGTCAAGATCGCGGTCATCTTCGCCGAGAGCGCTGAAGTCGTGCGTCTCAACCCGCTCCAGTACCTGGAGACGATGAAGACCAAGATCGCCGAAGCGTTCGCGCTGAAGTTCGACGCGGCTGCGATCCACGGCATCGACAAGCCGACCGCGTTCAAGGGCTACCTGACCGAGACGACCCAGTCTGTCTCGCTGAACCCGAGCGCGTACGACGCTGTGGGCGTCGACGGTCTCGCCACTCTGGTCAACGGCGGCAAGAAGTGGACGGGCACTCTGCTGGACGATGTTGCCGAGCCGATCCTCAACGGCGCGAAGGACCTCAACGGTCGTCCGCTGTTCGTGGAGGCTGTCTACGACAACGTCGTGAACCCGATCCGCGAAGGCCGCATCCTTGGCCGTCCGACCTATGTCAACGACCACGTCGTGAGCGCTGGCGCTCCCGGCTCGCGGGTCATCGGCATCATGGGCGACTTCAGCCAGGTCGTGTGGGGTCAGATCGGTGGCATCAGCGTCGACGTTTCGCAGGAGACCGTGCTGAACTTCGGCACTCCTGAAGCTCCCAACTTCATCTCCCTGTGGCAGCACAACATGCTGGCGGTCCGGATCGAGGCCGAGTACGCGTTCATGGTCAACGACAAGGACTCGTTCGTGAAGATCACGGACGCTCCGGCTGAGGAAGAGGACTAAGCCCCTCTTGACAACGGACGGGACGGGGGAGGCCTTCGGGCCTCCTCTGCCCTGACGAGAGGAGAAACATGGCACACGCCACCGCAACTGACGTGACGGTGTTCTGGGCGCGTACGCCGACGACCGAAGAGGTCGCCCTGATCAACCGGCGACTCGAACAGGCTGAGCGGCTCCTCAAGAAGTCGATTCCCGATCTTGACGCCAAGTGCGCTGCTGATCCGATCTTCAAGGCCGACGTAGTCGACATCGAGGCAGAGGCCGTGCTGCGGCTCGTCCGCAACCACGAGGGGTACATCTCCGAGACGGACGGCAACTACACGTACATGCTCCAGGCGCAGGACCCCAACCGGAAGTTGGAGATCCTCCCCGAGGAGTGGGAGCTGTTGGGGGTCACACGGACTCGTATGGCGATCCTCGTTCCGGATGTGGTGATGCCGTCGTGACGCTCTATCCGAAGCCCGAAGAGGTCAACGCCACAGGCTGTGACCACTGGGCAGACCCACCGGTGTGTAACTGCATCCACGACTGGCGCATCTTCTGGGGCAACTTGCCACGAGTCATCCAGGGAGAGTTCAAATGAGCCTTCTAGACCAGGGCACCGACGACGTCATCGTCTACCCAGAAGAAGCCGTCATCGACAAGGACGGCAACACCCGCACGCGACCCTCGAAGGTCGGAGTGCCGGCCCGAGCTCGTATCCAAGTTCTGGGGCAGTCTGGGACCTCTTCTCGACGCCAGGAGCAGGACAACGAGGGCTTCGAGACCGAGAAGGTCTACACCATCCGTTTCGACCGCGAATCCGACCGCCGACTAGGGCGGCTCGGTGCTCAGTCGACCGTCGAATGGGATGGCCGCATCTGGGCTCTGTTCGGCGACGAGAACGTCTACAACAGCTCCCCGAGGACTGCTCATCGGACCTACACCATCAAGAGGTTCTGATGACGATCCGGCTACGCCGACCGGCGTACGTCAACGGCGCGGCTGTCCGACACGTGAAGACCCAGCGTGGTCTCGACGCGAAGATGAACGAGATCTTCGTCAGAGCTGAGGCCAACCTCGAACGGGCACGAGCCTCCACGCCGCACGAGAAGATCTCAGGCCCCGAGCACGTCACGAAGATCTACAAGGGCAAGGCCCCTGGCAAGCACGGCCAGCACGACCGGATCGTCGGTATGTCTGGCACGAACCCGTGGGCAATCGAGTTCGGCCACGGCCCATCTGGCTTCTTCTCACCTGGCCGCTACGGCAAGGTCACGAAGGCCCCGCACGGCCTCTACATCCTGACCCGCGCATCGTTCAGGCCCAGCACAAACGTCACTCCCGCAAGTGGAAGGAGGGTAGGTAAGCGCTAGTGCCCAAACTGCCTCGCGCACAGACGATTCTGCTGCCCATACTTCGAGCAGCTCACCCAGATGTCACGTTCACCACGTGGGGCGAAGACATCGACTATCGAAAGTTCCCGACCGTCAACCTGCGACGTATCGACGGTTACCGAAATCCAACTGCCCCAGAGCTTCACGGCTTTCCGATCATCGAGATGACCGCGTACGGCGACGAGGGGCTGCCTGAAACAGAGGAGCTTTATGAGGACTGCCTAGAGACGCTCTACCGCGCGTTCAAGCGTCAAACACAAACTCCCGCAGGCTATATCAGCTCATTTCGAGAAACGATGGGCGCAACACAGTTCAGCTCTCCGTTCCAGGACTCCTGGCGCGTCCAAGGGCTGTTCGTGGTGGGTGTCCGTCCACCCCGCAAGTAATACGAGAGGATTCACATGGCACAGAATGATGCCGCTGTTCTTACCGCTGCCGTCGGCTACGCTTTCATCGCAGAACCCGGCACCCCGGCTCCGTCTCCTGCTGAGCTCGCCGCTCTCGATCCGGAGACGTTCGGCTCGAAGGTTGTGACCATCAAGGTCACCGGCTCCCCGACTGGCGGCGACTTCGATCTGGCCGTTGACGATGCCGACATCGAAGGCATCGACTTCGACGTGACCGCTACTGCTCTCCAGGTCGCCATCGAGGCGGTTCTCGGTGAGGGCTCCGTGCTGGTCTCCGGTGCATCGCTGACCGCTGGCCTGGACGTGACGTTCATCGGCCCGTACCAGGGTGAGGACGTCGAGGTGGACGCCGTTTCCAACCTCACCGGTGGCACTACTCCGAGCGTCGGAGTGACCACGAAGACCGCCGTCAACGGCTGGCACCCCGTGGGCCACACGTCGGAGAACGACATGCCCGAGTTCGGCTACGAAGGCGGCGATTCCGAAGTCCGGAACACCTGGCAGAAGAAGAAGCTCCGCGAGGTCCAGAGCGAAGAGCCGGTCGACTACCTGACGATGTTCCTGCACCAGTTCGATACCCAGTCGTTCGAGCTGTACTACGGCAAGAACGCGGCCACCACGCCTGGCGTGTTCGGTGTCGACGGCAACACGAAGCCGGTCGAAAAGGCACTGCTGGTTATCATCAAGGACGGTGACGAGAAGGTCGGCTTCTACGCGGCCAAGGCGTCGGTCAAGCGTGACGACGCGATCCAGATGCCGAACGACGACTTCGCGGCCCTGCCGATCCGCGCGACGTTCCTGAAGATGGCCGGTCGCCGGCTGTTCGACTGGATCAACGAGAAGCTGTTCAAGTAACCACTACTTGACATCGTACAGATGTCTCCCGGGGGAGGGGTTCCTGTGGCGGGCCTTCCCCTCCCCCACCACTCTCTTTGCCCGCCAACGAAATTGAAAGGTCTGCCATGTCAAACTTCACACTCGACAACTTCCGCACCTCTGCCAAGCGCAAGTACGCCCCGGTCACCATCGGCCTGGAGGACGGCTCCGAGGTTGAGCTGCGCGGCTACATCCGCTTGAACGAGAAGGACCGCGAGAAGCTGCTCGACAACCTCAACATCATGGGTGAGATCGAGACCGGAGACGGCATTGACGACATGCCCGACGCGGACAAGGAACTGCTGGTCGAAGCGATGCACGAGATCCTGCTCGTCTTGGCTCCCGGCGTTCCTGGCCGTCGCCTGATCTCCGAGATCGGCGGCGACCCGGTGGTCTTGACCGAGGTCATCGGGACTTGGATGACGGAGTCGCGTCTGGGGGAAGCCGTGTCCTCGCCGAACTCCTAGACAAGTACGGCGAGGCTCTCGTAGCGGATTTCATACGTGAGTACCACGTAGATCTCCGTGACCTCTTCGATGACGAGAACCCGCTGGACCCACAATGGATTCTGTGGCTAATCCTCGGCCTGTCAGTGGATTCCGCGTATTCCGCTGAGCGCCGAGGAGGCCCACAGTTCCGAGGATGGACCCCGAGCACGTACGCACAAGTGGCGACTGCCAACGGAATCCGAGGGCTTCAGTATTCGTACATCCTGACCCACATCGACAAGAAGGCCAAGAGGCCGAATCCTCCTGAGCCGTATCCGATCCCGACTCGGGAAACCGACAAGAGCAAGCCCGTCACACCGAGGCCCGGTTCGTTCGCTGGAATGGCCGCTTCGATGATGGCGGCTGCCAGACGACAGAAGGCAGGTATGTAGATAGATGGCAAAGGGAAGCGCGGGTGGCAAGGGTGGGACCGAAGTCGGTCGCATCTACATCCGAGTGGTTCCAGACGCGGACGGGTTCCATGCGAATCTGCGTAGGCAGATCGAGGGGTCTGATGACGACCTTGAGCTGAAGACTAAGGCCACCGGACTAGACAAGGTCCGGAAGCAAGCCCGGGAGGCGACCAAGGGCCTAGAGGCCAAGGTCGACGTGCAGGCCGACACCACCAAGGCCGAGCGTACGACGGACTTGTTCCAGAAGCGTCTGCTCGGCAACCTCAACAAGCACCTCACCAACCTCGAAGCCAAGATCCCCCTCACTCCCGATGGGGAACGGTTCCGGCGTCAGGTTGAGCGTGCAGCCAAAGAGCTGAAGTCCGACATCAAGGCCGAGATACCCATCGAGGCCACGCTGGCAGCTGAGCAGCGTGCCAAGGTGCTGGGTGAGGTTGAGGCGGTCAAGAAGCTCGCAGAGCGTGACGCTATCCAGCTCAAGCTGGACCCACAGTTCGATTACAAGCTGCGGCAGCGACTCTCGAAGTTCAAGCCGGACCCTATCAAGCTAGAGCTCGACCCGCAGTTTGACTACAAGCTCCGGAAGCAGCTTGCCAAGTTCAAGCCCGAACCGATCAAGCTGCAACTCGATCCGCAGTTCGACTACAAGTTGCACAAGCGTGTGGCCGACATCATGCGGAAGGCCAACGAGGAGCAGCTCAAGCAGGAACAGGACTTCAACAAGCGGCTGAAGGCCTACCACGACCAGCTCTACGAGGACAAGCACAAGACTCGTATTGCGGACTGGCGCAAGGAACTTCAGCTCATGAAGGAGCGGGAGGCAGAGACCCGCAAGTTCACGGATGACTACCGCCGAGAGCTGGAAGAGCAGAAGGTTGCCAGGATGGCTCCGGACGCGGACTTCCGCAGGACGATGCTGTCCGACCTCAAGAAGGCAGCCAAGGACCTCGAAGCGTCTCTTGAGTTCAACGTGGACGGCGAGAAGCTCCGCAGGGATCTGCGAGCAGAAGTCGAGGCAATCGAGCGGGAGATCGAAGCAGAGATTCCCGTCGACCTGGAACTTGCTGCGGCACAACGGGCCAAGATCAAGGCAGCTATCGAGAGCATCCGGGCGCGGGTGCCTGTGGATGTGGATACAAAGAAGCTGGGCAGGTTCAACCAGTTCGCACGCAACTGGGGCAACTTCGCGCTTCCGAACTTCGGCACCGGCATAAACCCAGCTGGGTACGCCGTCATCCTGGGTGCCATCCTGGCTGTGGCTGCGCCGTTGGTCGGTCTAATCACCACCGCATTTCTTTCTCTCCCAGGGCTTATCGCGCTCATAGCGACACCGCTCGCTGCGGTCACTCTGGGCCTGGAGGGGTTCAAGAGAGCAGCGGAGAAGATCAAGCCACAGTTCGAGGATCTGCAAAAGTCGATGAGCGCGGTCGCAGAGACCAAGTTCACCCCGATCATGCAGCAGATCGCGGACAACATCTTCCCGATGCTCAAGCGGTCCTTGCCGTCTGTCATAGATGGCCTGCGGAACATGTCCCAGGGCGTGATCAACGCGATAACTGAGCCTGTGGGAGCCCAAAGGGTCGAGAACACGATCCGGAACATCGGTACCGCGCTACACGACGCAGCACCCGGTGTGCAGTCGTTCACGAGCGGAATCATCGGGCTGGCGAACACGCTCAGCGAGAAGTTCCCGAGCATTGTGTCGTGGTTCAACGATGCCGGATTCCGGTTCCAGAACTGGGTCAACCAAGCCATTGCAGATGGCTCGCTTAGCGAGTCGTTTGACGGCCTGGGTAGGTCGCTGAAGTACATCCTCGACACAGTCGTTGATCTCGGCGGCAAGGGCATCGACTTCATGAAGGACCCCGAGAAGGTTGCTGCGTTCAACGCAGAACTGAAGGGCGTCCTGGAGACCGTCAAGGGTTTGGTGGATCTGTCGGACAAGTTCCTCTACATGTTCCGTCTTCCTGGCAAGTTCATGGACTGGTGGGACAGCTGGGGCATCACCGGCGAGCGCGGTCCGAACGCGAGCGATGGATGGGAGACCGTCAAGAGCTGGTTCGGAGGCTCGCAGGAGGCTGCGGCTGAAGAGGGTAAGAAGACCGGCCAGAGCTACATGCAGGGCTTCCAGCAGGCGATGCAGCAGCCTGGAGCCAACCAGACGACCAACCTGACTGACCTCTTGCTGGGCGCTGGCGGCACCACGGGTGCTCCTCCCCCGGCGATGGAGATCCCTCCGCCCAACCTGGAGCCGGCGAAGGCCGAAGTCACCGAGTACCAGTCGTTCATCGACAACGTCACTCAGCAGGTCCGTGGAGCGCTTTCGCAGGCTACGTCGGGTGAAACCCTTCCGGCTCCGAACTTCGAGGCGTTCAAGGCAGCCTGGACGGGGCTGTACACGTTCATCTCCGAGCAGGTGGCGTCGTTCAAGGCCCAGGGCCAGCTCGTGGGTGACGCTCTCGGGTCTGGCATGTCGGGCTTCGTGGACAAGGCCAAGGCCGCGTTGGCAGGTCTGCCTGCCGCGACCGCGCCGCACTTCCAGGCGATGAAGCAACAGGCCATCACCGCGTTCACCGAGATCGAGACCGCCGCAGGCGAGCTCCCAGGCAAGATCGGGAGCCAGCTCGGGGGATTGGCCGGCATCGGTCACAGCGCAGGTCTCCAGCTCATGTCCGGCCTGACAGCCGGTATGCAGGCTGGTGAGGGTTCGATGCTGGCGTACGTCGACACCATCGCAGGGAAGATCGCCCAGCACAAGGGTCCGCTGCCCTACGACCGCAAGGTCCTGGTGCCCAACGGTGAGGCTCTGATGGAAGGCCTGGGTGTCGGCTTGGCTACCGGCTTCGAGGACGTGCTTGCACGTGCCAAGTCGATGGCAGAGCAGATCTCCGAGGCGGTGTCGGAAGGCACGAGCGTCGAGAACCTGCTGGGAGGCAACAAGCTCCCGGCGCTTCAGAAGATGCTGGACACCCTCGAAGAGCAGCGCAAGGTTCTGAAGGTCCAGAAGAACAACACCTCCGACAAGGAGGAGAAGAAGATTCTGACGGACAAGATGAGCCAGCTCCAGGCCATGAAGGACGAGCTGTCGCTGATCAAGGATCAGCACAAGAACACCAACCAGTACGGGACCGAGGTCGAATCGGTCTCCGAGATGTGGGACCAGATGTTCCAGAAGGTGTTCGACATGCCGTTCAACTTCGCCAAGGCCACTGGCTCGCAGATCCTTTCGGATCTCGGCATGGGTGGCGGTGGAGCGCTGACGACCCTCGCGGAGGGCCTGATCGACTGGGGTATCAACGCGGGCAAGAAGTTCATCTTCAACGTGAACAGCGTGGATGAAGCTCTGTCTGCTCAGCGCAACCTCACCAACCGGGAGGCGCTCCAGTTCACGCGATAACCACAACAGACGCGACAGGCCCCGGCTACATGCCGGGGCTTTTGTCGTTAGGAGGTAAGAACTTTGAACACCCTCGTTGAGCTCGAAGGAGTCAACGGTGAGCGGTTCATCCTGGCAGGACACGGCGAAGGCGACCAGGGGATCTATCTCAGCACAGACGTGAAGGGCTGCTTCTATGACCCGCCCGTCAAGGTGGTGAGTGAGGAACCTGGAAACTTCCCCGGCGCAAGGTATTTGAACCACAGAATCCTTCGGCGCGACATCACGTTCGCCGTAGACATCTTGAACGACAGCGGTTCCGGATCGTGGATCTCCCGCGACTCGCTCTGGCGTAAGGCGTGGGCATTCGACCGGGACTGCAAGCTCATCGTCACGACGGAACACTCGGGGACGCGGTGGCTGTACCTGCGTCTCCTGGAGTCCCCCGATGTCGACATGAAGTACGACCCCGACTTGAACTCCGTCAACCGGACGATCATGACATGCGTTGCGTACGACCCGTTCTGGTACCAGGAGGACGTGGTCTACGGCGTCGAGACCAAGACCGACACCCGGTTCGATCCGAACTGGTGGACCCCTCCGTGGCCGTGGGAGGAGCTCCCGAAGGAGAAGCTGACCATCACGGTCGACCCGTCAGACGGCAAGGGAGGCCTCAACCCGACCGACCAGGAGATCTGGGTCAAGTGGGGAGTCCCCGGCTCGACGGAAGAGATTCCGGAGTTCCCGTGGCCGTTCCCGCCCGGTATCGACATTCCGTGGGAACGAGCACCGTTCACCCAGTTCACAATCCCCGACCCCTCGTTCGAGAACGCAGCTCTGGCGAAGCGCGTCGTGAAGACGCCTGGCCTGATCTACGGAGAGAACTGCATCATCGACTCCGATCCCCGGGTCGAGCAGATCAGCTCTGAGATCGACACCCCGGTCTGGGAGCGGATGAACGGCGTCCGGTGGAAGCACTACGTGCCGCCGTATACGAAGTCCCACACGTACGAGATCACCGCGAGCGGATGCCGCCCAGGCCAACTGATCACCCTACGGCTTCCGAGGCCGTGGTCGCGGCCCTGGGGGCTTGAGTGAGCGCCGTACACGCCTATGAGGCGTTCATAGTGGTGCTCACGGTCTGGGCAGCCCTCTGCATCGCAGCGGGTGCCGAATGAGCGGCCTGGTAACGCTGGAGGACCACGAGGCTCTCTGGCAGAAGATCCAGGCTCGGCGCTGCGAGCGCGAGCAGGAGAGGCTAGCTCCGGTCCTGACCCGGCTGTGGGACGGCGATTACCGTCTCCGTGGACAGGTGGCTGGGGAGCGGGCCGGCTCGTTCGAGTTCATCGAAAACGATGTCGGCACAGCGTTCCTCGAACTCCCGCTGAACCACTACCTGGCCGCGTGGATCATGAACCACCGTGGTCGAGCCAAGCGCAACGTCCACGTCACGTTCGACAAGCAAGGTGCCCGGTGGGGTGGCCGGATGTCGAGCTACCGCGTCGTCCGCACCGAGAACGGGGACGCCTACCTGGAAGTGAACTTCGTTCACGACTACGAGCAGGCGAAGCACATCCTTTGCTGGAGCAACCCGTTCCTGCGCCCAGAGTTGCAGTTCCCCAAGATGTGGATCATCTTCGGGCCTGCCAAGTGGTGTTTGCTGATGACGCTGTTCGTCAACATCCTGCGGCTGGAGACGTCGCTGTGGACACTGCCAGACAATCCGCTGGACCCGTCCGAGTGGTTCCCGCTGTCGTTGAACATCTCGAACTGGAGGAACATCGTCAAGCCGTTCCCGTTCCTCGGGGACAACAGCAACCTGACGATCATCTTCTCGCGGTTCAAGCCGTTCTTCGACGTGGCGAAAGACGTTCTGGCAGACGCTCAGTTGACGATGACCTGCCGTCGCTACCTGCACGGCGAAGACCCGCACCCGTTCGAGGATCTGCGTGGAGAGCTCAACATCGGTCCTCTGGAGGATCTGTTGTCGCTCATCCCGATTCGGCACGGCTGCTTGGTCTGGGACATCGTAGACAACTCAGGATGGGGCACGGAGACCGCGTTCGGCGGCTCGCTGCTGACAGGGCTGATCCGAGCGGTGGTGAACATCGCGGCAGACGGTACGACCGAGAACATCGACGTGTTCCACCAGGACCCGGTGTTCCCGAACCAATACTACCGGCCAGGGTGGCGAGGCACGCTGCCTAACGCTCCGCACGTGGTGTTCCTCGACGGTAAGTACACCGGTATCAAGTCCTCCGAGTACGAGTACGTCGAAGCAACCAGCACGTCGTTCGTCGGTGGCGGGCACAGTATGCCGGGGATCAACGAGGCGATCTCGGCTGCCATCAACATCGGCGGCGATTTCCTGACCTCGTTCATCAACTCGCAGATCGCAGCCATTCCGGCTGTCGCAGCGCTAGGTGGGGCCATCGACATCCCGCCGCTGGGCGGCATGATCGACGCAGTCGCGAAGATCTTCTACGAGGACGTCTTCATGGCGTTCCAGGAGACTCCGACGCTACGAGCGGCTGGGCTGAGCCTGCCGATTGCCGGCCTGGAGGACATCGTCACCGGCCTCGGTGACTTCCACCTGTACGAAGAGTGGGTCGACGGGTTCGACAAGGCGTTCACCCTGTCTGCGGCAGCCGCCGTCAGGGCGGCGATCTTCAAGACCCGTGCTCGAATCAACCACAAGATCAAGGTATCTGACGCTTCGCCGTACTACATCGGTGAGCGTGGGTACGGGCACTTCTGGCTGGGCGACCGTGTCGGTCGGACTATCCAGGATCACCCAGATCCGGATCTGATCTTCGTGGAGCGAGTCCACCGCATCAAATACGAATGGGACAAGGACGGCCCCAAGGGCTGGGACATCTCCATCGGCCACCGTGAGCCGCGAGATCCGCTGCTGGCTCTGTACGAGAAGGTCCGCGACCTCGGCAGCAACGTGAGCCAGTTGGGGGTCATCTAGAGAAAGGCATCGCGTGGGAATAGCTACGCAGGAGACGACGAACTGGAAGGACCCAGAGGAGCATTTCCTCTGGGCTCTCCAGAATCTACCGACCATCGCAGGGTTCGGTGCGATCACCAACCCGCTCTTCTTGAAGGCATGGTCAAAGCATCTGTGGGAGTGCGGTTTTGCTCACAGGGACTACCTGATCTCGCTGGCTGACGAGGACGGGAACATCAACATCAGCCAACTACCTGAGCAGATCAAGAAGTTCCAACCGCCGATCCGAGGCGACATGCACGCGTACAACAACGCGTCGAGGTGGGTCACTCCGGACACTCCGGACCCGCCCAAGCCGGTCATCCAAGACGTACGCAAGCTCGCGCTGAACGAGCAGCACGCCGTCAGGGACATGTTGATCGAAACCGGCGTCGTCAAGGAAGAGAAGCCGCAACCGCCTATGGCGCAAGTGATTATCGAGGAGAGCTCGCATGAGTGATGCAGATACCGTCCCCCTGGACGCCGAAGAGATCAAGCAGGCCGTCGCCCCTTGGTCCCGCCATCTCGGCTGGGATGCCAACGGAGACGGTGAGATTGACGAGATCGAAGAGAACGTGCCAGAGCCCCTGGTGCTGCGTTCGTTCGTCGTAGCCATCGTCGGCCTCGCAGGGGCCGTGCTGGGCAAGGAGCTCGATGTGTCGTGGATCGACCAGGCCATCGCAGCGTACGCAGTCGGCGCACCGATGGTGCTTGCGTTCTGGGCACGTCGGCACGTGTCCCCGGTGAAGAAGTGACGCCGCCGTTCAATCCGGACTCGTGGATGGATGTGTTCCTACTGCTGGGCCTGGGCCTCCTGGGCCTGGCGGGAACCGTCCTCCCGGTGGTCCTGGGCAAGCACGGTAAGAAGATCGACCGCATCGAAGAGCAGGTGTGCAACACCCACAGCACCAACATGCGGGACGACCTGGACGAGTTGCGGGACCTGGTGATCGAGGGCTTCGCAGAGATGCGGCGTGAGTTCCTCGCTGTCCGTACCGAATTGAACACGGAACGAATCGAACGTATCGAAGGCGACAAGCTGCGACTGGTAGCGGAGGGAGGTATGCAGTGACAACCCCGAATCAACCCGCTCCTGGTGACGCTTTCGTCATCGGTGACGACTGGGGGCAGAACTTCACCGAGGCCATCATCCGAGGGCAGTTCCAGATCCCAGAGATCAACCTGGGCAACGCGTTGAACGTGATGAGGGATCAGCTGCTGAAGCTCCCGCTGGAAGCGCTGGAGGTCTTCAAGCCGATCATTCCGGACTGGATCGAGGACGACTTCGCCAACGTCGCGAACGCCGTCAACAAGATCATGTCGATTCTCACCGAACCGATCAGGTTCCTGCTCGAAGCCGACTGGCAAGAGTGGCTTACGAACACCTGGAACGGTTTTCAGACGGTCGTCAACCAGATCGTTGACATCCTTCGGGGGATTGTCGTCACGCCGGTTAACCAGGCGGTCCAGGACATCAAGGACTGGTGGAACCGGATCACCGGCAAGACACAGCACCTTACCGAAGACGGCAAGCTGGCTGCTGGCAACCTCATCGGCCAGATCGCCAAGGGCGCGGTCGAGGGCTTGCAGGACCTTGCTTCGGAGGTCTCGGACGGCTTCAAGGGCATCTGGAACGGCTGGTGGGGAAACAACGGCGGTACCGGCTCCGCTGCTGAGGTCAAGCAAACTATCGAGGCGATCAAGAACGCGGTCGCCGGCGGTTACACGATCTATACGTTCACCACGTCAGATCCGGCCTGGGTGCTCCCCCACGATGCTTCGTTCGGCACCGGCATAGTTATCGGTGGTGGAGGTAGAGGCGAGACTGGTGGATCGGGTTCTGGAGCCCGACAGGGCGGTCGCGGAGGCAGTAGCGGTGGGTACATCGCCCAGGACCTCGACTTCACCGGCCTGACACCTGGTGAATCGACTCTGGCTATCACCGTGGGCGCTGGCGCTACGACCGCTGGAGCAGATGGTCAGCGGAGCTCTATCGTCGCGTCGACCGGGGTGCTGCTTGAGTCCATCCCGAACGTCAACGGCATCTCGGACCTTCGAGGCTACATCGGCACGACCTCGGCTCCTGGCCGTGGCGGAAAGGGAGGTAACGCGGACCACGAAGCAGGCACGGTCACCCAAGGTGAGGACGGCGAGAGCACGAACGCGGTAGGCGGCACGGGTGGTGTTTCTACCGCTTCCCCTGGCACGGGTGGTCGCGGCGGCGACGGTGGCAACGGCGACGTTGCATCCCCGGTCAAGTTCGGTGGGGCTGGTGGCGGTGGTGGAGGTTCTCGACTGAACCCCTCCGGTCTTCAGAGCTCTACAGGTGGACGTGGCGGCGACGGCGGCTATCCCGGTGGCGGTTCTGGTGGCGGTGGAGCGTGCTCCGGTGGCGTTACGAGCTCAACCACACCGGGTGCTAGCGGTGCAGCCCCTCCAGGTCTGGTCGTCATCTTGATCAAGTAAGGAGTACACATGCCCACAGCGAAGCGCGTGGATCTGGGAGGTGTCTGGCCTCCTGGTACGCAGCACTACGAGATCAGCGATGGTCGGTACTTCGCCGTAATCGTTGACGACACAGCAGATCTGATCAACAGGTTTGTCAACCCGGTCGGTCAACACGCGGTGGTTGTTTCGCCTACCGTCGTCGTGGAGTGCGACGAGAACGGCGTTGCGACGAGCATGGACCGGCTCTATACGCTGCTGTCCGGTACGCCTCACGATGAAGCTCTGAGGCAGGTCGGATATGACGTGATCTAAGAAGAAACCCCCTCTCAGGACGAAATGTCTTGGGAGGGGGCCTTTTTGCGTTTAAGCGGAGAGACGTTCTCGTACGTCCTCGGGGACCTTCAGGTGGAACTCCAGCACACCCCTGACTCCTCGGTCACCGCCAGTCACCTTGACCTCAGCGGTGATTCCGGATCTGATGAGGAGCTGCCGTCTGCCTTCGGTGTCGGCCTCCTCCCACGCTTCGGCATACGTCTGGCTGGTTGCACGGTAGTCCCACCGAGCTTCCTCACTCGGGAGGTTCTCCAGTCTCGCTATGCGCTCGTCTAGCGCCGTGAGTTGGCCCATGAGGCGAGATTTCATCGTGGCCGATGTCATCGTCCCGAGAAGTTGTGTCAGTTCCTCTACAGCCCGTACAGCCTCATCCAGCTCTGCCCGGTGATCGGACGCTGGGACGTACACCTTCTCCTGCACGTTGAACCTGCCGACTTCGTCTAGGAAGTGTTCCTCGACCAAGGTCTCCAGGTCGTCGGCTTTGATGATGTTCGACGGGTGTTCAGGGGCAACACCGCCGCCTCCGGAGTGGCTGCCGCTATCGCAGCGGTAGTACCGATAGAGGTTTCCGTTGCGACGATGCTGGCGTATGTGCATCGGACGACCGCACAGGCCACAGATCGCCACCCCGAGCAGAGGGGACGCCTTGGCTGATCGGTTGGTGACCTTGAACGACCGCGCATCGAGCGCGGCTTGGAGCTGATCGAACTTCTCCTCTGAGATGAGCGCAGGACCCTTCCGGATCGGTATGCCGTCGTCGTCCCGCACGGTGGCCCCGTTGTGGGTGACGTGCCCGAGCAGAGTCTTCGACTTGAGGAGCTGCCGGATCTGAGCGTTGCTCCACTTCGTGCCCCTGGTCTTGCGACCAGCCCTGGCTCTGATGTAGTCGGACGGTGCCAACTCCCCTGCCTCGTTGAGCTCCCTGGCGACAGACTCCGTCGACTGACCGGCCAGCACCTTCTCGATGACACCGAGCATCACGTTGGCCGCGTGCTCGTCATGCACCAGCTCGTACCCGGCTGAGTCCTCCCGCTCCTGCGCCTTGAAGCCGTAGGCAGGCTTACCACCGGCCCACCGGCCAAGCTCCCGCAGCTTCCGCTGGGAGGACAGAGTCCGCTCCCTGATCGCCTCCAGCTCTCCCTCGGCAACACCTGCGATGACCGACGCCACGAGGCGTCCGACCCACGTCGACAGGTCGATGTTGTCGCTGACGCACACGAGGACCTTTTGCTCGTCCTGGCACATCCCGAACAGTTTGTGCAGCGGCACTGCGCGTCGAGCAAGCCGGTCCAGCTTCCAGGCGCACAGGATGTCCCACTCCCTGAGCTTCGGCTCCTTGAGCCACGGACCTAGCCCTTGCGTATCGAACGGATCGACCGAGCCGGACACGTCCAGGTCCTCAGCCCATCCGACGATTTCGTGATCGTTCTGCCGCGCCCACGTCTCGATGAACTCACGTTGGCGTTCCACACTGGTAGACTCCTCCATCATTCTGGAGAGTCGTATTCTCCCAAGAACCCGCATGTCAGAGGAGTGTAGCCGTGAGAACAGCGCTTTCGCAAAGCATGAATATCGAGTTCCCCATCTTTAGGCTTTGACAACTGTGGTAGCGTAACCGACCGTCAACAGAAAAAGAGCCCCCTACCTGCGGTAACAGGCAGAGGGCGGTACACCTGAAAGGGCCAGGTGCATGAAGATTCTATCCCCGATTTTTGCAGCAACGGCAGGGACTGTGGCAGTCGGAGGGTTGTCGTTCGCGCTCTCGTTCACGGCGCTGTCCGACCTCGCAGTCAACAACGGTGTTCCGGCTTGGCAAGCGTGGATGCTGCCTCTCGTCATCGACGGCGGTGTAATCGTTGCGACGGCGGCGACCGTGGCGCTCCGCAGGCACAGTTGGTACGCCTGGACCCTGCTGATCTTCAGCTCCCTCGTGTCGGTTGCTGGCAACGTTGTCCACGCGCATCCGCACGGCGCTGTGGCGATGGTGCTGGCGGCTATCCCGCCGCTCTGGCTCCTTGCAGCGACCCACTTGACGGTCATGCTCACCCGGCAGGAGGAGGAGGCCCCTGTCGAGGGGTCGGGGGCTTCCTCTCCTGTCCTCCACGCAGCTTGACTGCACCCGACCGGGAACGGTGTATCGACGTATGCGAATACACGCATGTGTCAGATACGAAAAAAGACCCCCACCCCCGAAGGGGTGAGGGCCATAGGCTCAACGGATCTGGTTCCGAGTGTCGAACAGGTGAGGTCCACTGAGGACCTCGCGGGAGATCAGCTCCCCGGTAGGTCGCTCGACTTCGCAGACCTTGCCGCCGTACTCCCACTTCTCGACCTTGTCGATCTCAGGGTAGACAACCCTCTCGATACCAGTCGCCTGAATGAGCTTCGAGCAGCCCGCACAAGGCTCCCGCGTGATGTAGAGGGTGGCTCCGATGAGATCCTCTCTGTCGCAGTAGAGCAGGGCATTGGCTTCTGCGTGGACAGCAACGCATTTGCCTGGGCCTGCGTCATACCCAGTAACACCAGGAACAACTCCTTCTGCCAGGCGTCGAGGACAGGAGGAGCAACCATCCCGTCCAGTTGGCGCACCGTTATAGCCCGTCGCACGTACTCGTCTGTCTTTGACGACGACAGCACCGACCTTGCTCCTTTCGCAGTCAGATCGCTGGGCCGCTGCCGTGGCGATCCCGAGGAAATACTCGTCCCAATCAGGTCTCATCGAGCACCGTCTCCAGGTTCGGCCAGCAGTAGTGCTTGATGCCGCAGTCGTCCAGCAGCACGACCTCTCCGTCTTCCGAGAAGCTCAGAAGCTGCCCCTGTGCAACCGCCAGGGGGTCGTGTGACAGGACCGTCTTGACCTGCTTACCAAGGAGAGCGCACATCTCCTCCTTCCAATCAGGCCGGCTCAACGGTCACCACCTTCAGGCGGTTCAATATGGCCTCTGCCAATTCATCCTTCTCGAAGGAGTAGAACAAAATTCCGGTGTCGTCTATCCCGTTGAGAATCTCGGTGAAGACCTGGTTCTCATCAAGGATCGTCGGTACGACTTTGATGTTGACGGTTCCTGCGAATGCCATGTGTTCTCCTAGAAGAAGATGGGAAGGCCAACGGGGTTGCCCGGCATAGGCATGAAGATCACACCTTGCGGACCGTGGTCGGGCGGGATCGCCCCGCTGTCCTCACAGCCTGAGAGTCCGAAGGCGATGGCGGTTGCAGCGACGACCGCTGCGATGAGCTTCTTCACGATGCTCCTTTCGGCTTGCGGAGGCCCATAGCCGTGGACCACTTCCGCTTGGGTTTTGGTGGGGGCTCGTAGATGTGACGCATGTCGAACGAGACGTGGTAGCTGACGTCGTCCAGCAGCCTGCCTCTGTGCGAGAAGTCGTACGGCTTGTAGAGGTAGTCGTACTTCACGTCGACACGTGGCGGGCTCGTCAGCACGAACTTGGACCCGTCCATCTCGACCACGTAGCGCTCAGGAGCATTGGGGTCCTCGTAGATGCGGAGGATGTCGCTCAGAACTCACTCCCTTCGCTGTAGGCGTACGAGAGCTCGCTTTCGAGCGAGGAGATCTCGGTGAGCAAGTCGTGGATCTCGCAGTCCTTCTCCGCGAGCTCATCTGTGAGCTTGTCGATCTCTTTGAGCGACTTCTTCTCAGACATCACCAGGTTGAAGATGTCGTGCTCCTGGTCGTCCACGCGCTCGTCCAGCCGTTCGATCTCGTCAGCCTGGTCCTTCAGCGTGCGGATCAGGTCTGCGAAACATCCGTGGACCGAGGCGAACCAGTCGGCGTCGTCTTCTTCGCGGAACGACGCGATGTGGATCGTGCTGCCGTCTTCAGCACTTGCCTGGACGAGATAGCGCTCAGCTTCCGGCGCGGTCTCCCCCTGGTCAGTGACGACGTAGAAACGGTCTTGCGCCCCTGTGGTTTTCGCCCACGACTGGTAGATGTAGTCGAAGAACTCTTCATTTTCCATTGCTGTCCTCCTTGGGTGCTTCTAGTGCGAGCTGGGCTCGGATGACAATCGCCTCGGTGGTGACCGCGTACCGGTTGAAGATGTGGTGCTCGCGGACCTCTTGTCGGAGCGTGTGATCGAACATCACAACCGCCTCTCGGTTACGCTCCAGCATCCGAATGAAGTCCGACTTAGCCTGCCTCAGAATGAGATCCATCCCCACAGACCAGACCGCTTCGTCCGCGACTATCTGATGAGCGACGAACCGCTCCCCAAGCGGTGGTAGTACTCTCAACTGGCCTTCTCCACGTCGTGGTACTCCCCTGTGACGAGCTGGAGCTTGCCCACGTCGACCTGCTCCGGGCTGTCGAGGTCGTGCATCCAGCCGCCGTAGTAGCCGTTCGAGGCGTTCCGGAACGACACAACGGTCGTCTGCTCACCCCAGATCGGATGCTCCGACACGAACTCGTAGCCGTAGACCTGGATGCTTTCGTAGTCCTGGTCGTGGTTCTGGTCGGACAGGTCGATCTCGTTGACCTCGATGACCGGGCCGTTCGCCAACAGCTTGTCCGCGCCGTAGATGTCGTAGAAGTACGACCACGAGCAGCAGTCACCTTCGACTCCGAATCCCACTGTGCCTTGATCGGTTTCGAGAATCAGCCTTTGATCGTCCATGTAGATCGCCAGCACCTTCTTGCCGATGATCCGTTCCTTAGTAATTCCCCAACAGCTCATGTTCCTCCTTTTGTTCGTTGTCAAGTGCAGGTCATCAAAGATGCCTGCTTAAGCCACCAGCTCCGCTGGAGGCGCAGCCCGCAGCAGGTACGGGTCTGTGATGGATTCGAGCTCAGCCTCTTTGACGTAGAGGGAGCCCCAAGCGCGGCCTCCGACCTCGGGGTCGGTGCCGATGGTGACAGGACCCATGACCTCCGTCATGATCCGACCGATCTCGTTCGCCATTTCGTCAGCGTCATCAGCAGGCAGCGATGCCAGCACCTCATCGTGGATCGGAAGGCGAAGGTAGGGAGTGAATCCCGCTTCGTGCAGCCTCACCAGCGCCTTGCCGGTAACGTCTCGGCTCGTGCTCTGGATCAGGTAGTTGAGCGCCGAGTAGGACCGTGAGGGGTCCACCGGCAGCCGACGACCCATCGGCGTCATGATGTATCCCTGGACGCTGGCAGATTGACCGACGCGGTCCGCGAGCTGAGACACCTTGGGGTACGTCCGTGCGAACGCTGCGAGGACGTTCTTTGCCACATCCACCGGGATGCTCGCCTGCTCTGCCAGAGCCTTCGGGCCTCCCCCGTACACCGTGAGGAAGTTCGCCATCTTGCCGACCTTGCGGTCGACTTGCGCTGCGTCAGCGGTCATCTGGTGCAGGTCCAGCTCCTTGGCGAACGCCTCCAGCATCGTCGGGTCCTTCGACAGGGCTGCGAGTACACGGAGCTCCTGCGTCTGGTAGTCGACCGACGCCATCAAGTGGCCTTCGTCAGCTAGGAAGCAACGACGGACCATCCAATCCCCCGACGGCAAGGTCTGGGCCGGGATACCGGTGATAGACATACGTGCGGTACGAGCTCGTAGCGGGTTGATCGAGGCATGACAACGGTCGTCAGCGTCTCGGCTGTCGAGGAACTTCTGGACCCACGTCTTGCGCCACTTCCCTGCCTTCTTCCCTTCGATGATCGCCTTCGCCAACTGTGTGGCCGGCAGATCTGGATCTCCGTCGACCAGCTCCTTCAGCAGGACCTTGTCCACCTTCGGCTGCCCACCTTCGGTGCGGCCCTTGATCTTCACGCCGAGCTCCATCAGCGCCGCGCCAACCTGCTGCGGGGAGTTGATGTTCTCCAGCCCCAGCTCTAGTGCCTTGGCCTTCCAAACGTCCTCCTCGCCCACCAGGCGAGCGGAGAGCTGCTGGGAGTAGTCCACGTCCAACAGGAAGCCCGTACGTTCGATGTACGAGCAGATCTCAGCCAGCTTGTGCTCGTACGGAACCAGGGCCTTGGACTGCCCAGGCACCAGTGGTAGAAGCACCTGTAGCAGCCGTGCAGCCAGGATCGGGTCCATACCGCCGTAGAGGTTGAACCGCTCGTTCCCGATGAGCTCTGGGACCTTCCAGATCTTCGCCTTCGTCGTCTTGTGCTCCTTCGCCAGGTCGGCCATGAGCGTCTTGACGTTGTCGGCTACGTCGCGGTCGATGTATCGCCGCGTGAGGTCTTCCAGCGCTTGCCCGATTCCGCCTTCGTCCTTGCCCCGTGGGTCGACCAGATGCGCCAGGATCTTCGTGTCGATGACCTTCGGCCACAGCGTGTCCATCGGCAGATCGAGGGTCTTCTCGAACACCTGGAGGTCGAACGATGCGTTGTGCAGAACGAACCTGTCCACCGCGTTGATCGCGATACGCGCGTCGTTGGCGAACGCCGGCCCTTTCTCGACCGGCACCACCCAGGACTCTGTGGGATTGCCGAACTGCACTGTCCTGCAACGGTAGTCATCCGAATAGATGTCGAGGCCTGTCGTCTCGGAGTCGAGACCCAAGAAGCGGAGGTTGCCTCGGATGAAGTCCCTGAAACCCTCCAGATCCTCCTCGTACTCCACGACGTTGATGACGACTGGTTGACCAGCAACCGCGCTCCGGATCTCTTTCATGCTCCTCCTTGGGCTAGGCCGCTTCCTTCAGACGCTTGGCCGTCGTCTTGAACAGATCGAGCACTTGCCCCGTAGTGGCGTAGGTGTCGTTGAAGCAGTACAAGTCGTCGTAGAACAGATCGCTCCGGAGGGGTGCAGGCGACCCGTACATCTCCTGTAGCGCCGAGTCTGGGAGGTCCTTGACGAGCTCCTTGACCACCGGATGCAACTTGCCGCCGTAGTAGAACTCTTCGTAGAGGGTCTTCTTGAGCTTCTCCTCACCGATACCTGCCACGCCGACAGCGCCGAGCAGGCAGACCTCGCAGGTCTCTGGGTCGATCAGGTTGCCTGTGGTGCGGCCTCGTACCACCATCTCGTCGTGGGCCTTCTCTACGATCTCTGCGATCTCAAGGTTGTTCATGATCCTCCTTTGGTGTGGTAGATCCCTCGGACGATCCGAGAGATGGTTGCGGGATTCACGTCGTACGCCTCGGCAATCTGCCTCTGCGACAACCCCGCTCGGTACAGCTCACGGACGCTCGACACTTCGCTGTCGGTCAGCTTCGGTCGATTGCCCTTACCCGCAGCAGCCGCTTTCAACTGCGAGTTCTCTGAAACCAGCTCCCGCACAATGACGTTGAGCCGGTTGAGCAGGTCAGCTACCTCCCGCACGTCAGCCATACGGCTCCTCGGGGATGTCCTGGTAGGTGTTCGGTGCGATCTTCCGGAGCTCCTGGAGGAGCATCCCGGCCAGCTCCCGAATCTCGGCGTCCGCTGCCGTGTGCCAGCGCTGCTTGATCACGTAGCGCCAGGCTCGGTGGTTGCCGGTGACGACCATTGGCGAGTTGGTCATGTTCGGCAGCACAGCTCGTGCCGCTTCACGCGCCTGCTTGCGCGGCAGGCCAGCGTCGGTGAGAATCCGGTGGATCTTGTCGTAGGCTGCCTCGGTCGCTGTAGCTGCCCGACGCAGCTCGATCAGAGCCTCTTCCCGGTAATGGTTCTCCAGCGTGTCGATAGCAGGAGGTAGGTGTGCTCCGAGTGGAATCGGATCTACATACCGTTGCGACACAACGGAGAACGACAGGTGTCGGTGCCGCTCCAGTTCGGTCAGGACCGACCGGCTGGCCTCGATGTAGAACGTGGCGCTAGCGTGCTCCAGGACGCTCTCGTGGCCCACTTCGAGGATGTGTGCCAGGTAGTCCTTGTTCGACCGTGTGGCGGGGTTTGGGCGGGCAAACGAGCGGTAGCAGTTGCGTCCTGCGAACTCAGCGAGCTCGTCGGCGTCTCGATCCCAGTCCTCAGCCTTCTCGTCCAGCCACCGCGTGCGGTAGCCAGCGCTCGACAAGACCGCTTCGTCGTTGACGATGGTGTAGGCGACCAGTGCAGCCTTCATGTGTCTCCTTTCTCGGAGCCCCTCCCCGAAGGGAGGGGTTGTCCGTTGTCAAGTGTCAGTCCGTAGGAAGCCAGACGACGCCCTTGCCGCTGTTCTCCGGCGGGAACCATCCGTGCCAGAACCTGCCGTTCTTGGTACCGGACCTGTACTCGTACGAGCTGTCCGGAGCGGGCGGGGTGCCGGGAGGCGGCTGCTTCGCAGCGGCAGGTCGACCCTTGCGGCCACCGCCGCCACCGTTGCCACCGTTGCCACCCGAAGACGGAGCACCGCCACGGTAGAACTCAGCGACCTTCTTGGTCTTCGTCATCAGCGCCTGGAGCTCGACATGGTCGTCCAGGATGTCGTTGGCCTCCTGAACCGAGTTGGCGTGGATGACGATCCACGACGCATCGAACCCTGCGGCCTCTTTGAACGTGAGGACGACCTTGCCCTCATCGCTCTTGTTGATCACCTGCACCGGAGGTGCGGCAGGCTTCTGAGCCTCCGGAGGAGTGGTGTCCCACGGCGAGCTCTCCTGTACCGGAGGAGGAGCAACAGGCTGCTCGGGCTCTGCCGGCCCGGTCGCCCAGGGATCGTTCTGAGGGAGTGTCATGTGTACCTTTCGTTGATGTTGTTGCTACCTAGCGAATCGGGCAAGCGCCCGACGCACACTCTTCGTCCACGCCGTCAGCGATGGACTTTGCTGTGGCTGCCTCGTACTCAGCCTTGGTGATCCGTTCGTACGGAGCCTGCTCGAACGACTTCTCGGGGAAGATAGTTGAGCCCTTTATGAGCCCGCTGAACCTCTTGAGCTGGTCCGAAACGTCTTCCGGCGTGTACTCGTCGGGGTCTACGTTTGCGGTGAACGAGACCGCGTTATCAGCCCAGAGCATCTGGTACATCGCCTGGAACGCCAGCATCTCGTTGAGCGACAGCTCGTCTGCCGACTCGACCACATCCTCAGCGTCACGCCCGTAACGGTCGACAACCTGTTGCACCAGAGTGTCTTTGGTCGGGATCGTGACGACCATCGTGTTGGCTGCGTACTTGTCTTCCTCGACTTCGTAGCCCTGCTGGGCGTACTCGTTACAGGTGTTGAACTGCTGCTCGTCCAGGAGAGAGAACCGGATTCGCCGGTTGAAGTACCGAGCGAAGATCGGATGGATGCCCTCCGACACACCCGGCATCTTGGCGATAGTCCCCGTAGGCGCGACCGTGCGCTTCTTCACCGGCACCGGGATACGCAACTGGTGTGCATAGTCCTCCGCAGCCTCATCGACGGTCTTGGCGAGACCCCGCAGCATGTCCTTGAAGTTCCGGTTCGTCGGAGCCTCCGAGTAGCGCTGGTTGCGGAGTGCCAGGAACGACGCCACGCCCAGGTGGCCGACACCGATACGCCGGTTGCGGTCCAAGACCTCTCGCGACTTCGGATCTGCGACAGGCGAGAACGTCGCCCGCATCAGAAACCGGGTGATCAGCCTGTGCGCCCGCACGAGGTCGATGTAGTCGATCCTGCCGTTGTCCTTGACGAACGCCGCCAGGTTGACGTGACCAAGGTTGCACGGCTCCCACGGTTCGAGGGTGATCTCACCGCAAGGATTCGTACAGACGACCTCGTTCGGTTCACCGACGTTAGACAGCGACGAGTCCCACATCCCAGGCTCACCGTTGCGGATGGCTCCCTCGGAGAGAGCCTTGAGCACGTCCTCGGAGGGGTGCAGCGCCACCTGGCAGCTCTGCCAGAAATGGTCATCCACCTCGACCGAGATGTTCGTTGTCCAGTGCGAAGCCGAGTCAGCCTTGCAGTTGATGAACTCCGCGATCTGTGGATCAGCCCAGTGCATCATCGACATGCGAGCAGATCGGCGAACACCACCGGCCACCACACACTGCGCGATAGCGTGGTCGATCTCCATCGCGCCGATGCCTGTCAAGCATCCCCGGCTGGGGATGGACTGGAAGTTCGCTCCGGACGGCCCGACCTTGTTACCTGCATCGTTGAGGATGCGCGACACGTTGATCAGCATCTCTGCCAGCGGCAGCGGCCCCGAGGCCGTGCCTCCGAACGTCTTCAGCTTCGCGCCGGCCTGGCGCACCCGGGACACGTCGTACACGCGGTTCTTGTGGTGAACCACCGCCGAGTAGTGGGTGTCGATCAGGTCGACCAGGGCTGCCGCCCAGCCTTCACGGGAATCCTCGATGACGAAGGCCCCAGCCCAATCAGCATCGTACTCGGTCGAGAGCACCCCAGCTGCCTTCATCGCCTCGTAGTCCGGATGCTCCGGATCACAGACGATGTGGACTTCCAGCTCTTGGTAGACCGGAGGGTAGCTGTGCAGGTACTTGTTCGAGTAGTTGGCTCCGACGCCACCGCCCTCCATGAGGCGCATGAACGTGAACTCGAAGTGGTCCGAAGGACGAGCCGTCCACCCGGCTACCCAGCAGTTGAACAAGTGCTGCGCGTTCTTGACTCCGGATGCCCAAAGATGACGGCCACCTGGGAGAATCTTGAACTCCTCCATGAGACGGATGAGTTCGTCTCGTTCCCCTTGCAGGTGGTAGCGGCTATCGACAAGCGCAAGATTTCCGTCCACAACGCGCCGTACCGTTTCCGGCCACGTCTCGCGCGATCCGTCAGGCTTCGTTCGCGAGTACGTGCGGTTGTAGACCAGCTCACCCGTTGGCCCCCAATTGATTTCACTCACCAAATACCAACTCCAACTCGAATGGTTGACCTTCGTTCTCTGGATTGAGGATGTTGACCTTCCGAAGAGGTCCGAACTTCTCGATCCACTCCTGTAGGTTCAATGCCGTGAGTTGTACGTGTGACGGAAAAAGCTTTGTCACACAGCTCCTTTCACGTACTCGCCGCCGACGTACATCTCCAGGTCCTCCTGCGGCCAGTTCTGGAACATCATCGGCTTTTGCTTCGGAAATGCTTCCGGCACAAGCTGACTCCGGTACATCTCGGAGCCGCCCATGCCGTTGAACGTCGCATCGAGGATGCTCAGCATCAGTCCTCCGACTTCAGTCGAGGGTCCGTCGCCGCAGCAGCCCAGTAGTAGACCTCTTCCAGCTTGGTCAGAGCCAGAGACTTCTCCCGGCTCTCAGGCAGTGCGCCGTTCAGCTTCAGCGCGAGCTGAAGGACCTCGTTGTCTACGGACTCCGTGAGTCCCTCTGTGCCAGCGTCGATCTCGTCGTCCTCACTCCACGAAGTGAACCGTCGGAAGATCTCGTCACCTGTCGCCATCGTTTCTCCCTTCCAGGCCCCACTGGGCCATTTCCTCGAACATGTCCATGCCGTCGTAGTAGTCGGCATCGTTGTACAGCTGGTCCATCAGCCCCAGCCGATTCCCTGGTGATTGGCGAACGAGTCGAAGTCGAACTCGTTGCCCTCGTAGTGGTCCTCGGTGCTGACCTGGCTCCGAGTCCCCGGTCCGTCATCGCGGGTTGCGAAGGTGACCCTGGCGCTCTGGTTCATCGCCTTCGTGAGCGCCTCCAGCCCACGGCTGAGCCGGTGCTTACCCGACTTTGTGGACGGCACTTCCCCATCCGCGTACCGGCTGATGATGGCCTCGACGTACTGCGGGGTCTTGACGACGAGCTTCTCCAGACCCTCCATCAGGTCAACCACAGCAGCGTCGAACCCCTCGACCGCAGTCGTGAGAACCCCCCGCTTGAGCAGGTTCTTCACGTCTTCCACCGCGTAGGTATACGAGCCTTTGTAGTGGTCGTAGTCCGTCCGCTCCTGACTGGCGATCTGGTGGCCGATACCGACGATGGCGCGGTACTGTGCCCGACTTTCCATCTCGGAGACCTTCTCCAGGGTGCTCTCGCGAGCCAGAAGGTGTGCCCAGATCTCCTGCTCCACGTCCTCCTGCTCAACGATCCCCGGCCACTGGAAGGCGACGGCTTTCGCCGCCCTCCGAATGACCGGGCCGAGCACTTCTTTGTCCGTTGTCAAGAGACCTCCCAAGTGAAACCGTCGACCGAGAACTTGCCTCGGACGATCTGAATAGGCTTGGCCTGGACGTGCTGACCTTCGACTGTCAGCAATCCGAATCCCTGCTGCCAGTTGGCAGTTCCTCCCTTGAGGTAGGTGGCCTGCCGCATGTCCATCAAATTGCCAACCTCCAGACCTGTGACGATCTTCGAGTTCTTGCCCCGAGCACCGTAGGTGTAGCTCCCCAGCCCCAGCCGGTGGGTGTGACCCATGACGATGGAGTAGAGCGCCTTCTTCGCCGCGTTGAGCGCGGTGTTACCTGCGATGGGAGACAGTCGGATACCGCCACGGTGCCCGTGCGTGGACAACCATCCCGGTGCGATGTCGTAGAACTCCGGCAGGAGCTCGACACCGAACCCGTCGAAGTCCAGGAGGTTCTCGAAGTTGAACACGTCCGACCCAGCAAGGGCCGGCGCGTTCTTCTCCAGGTACACACGTGGACGCTCGTCGTGGTTGCCCTCGTGGACGCCTACAGGACCGTCGTAGACCGCCCTGAGAGGCTCCAGGAACCGCTTCTTGCACTGTTCGGAGTCTCGGTACACCGAACCCTCGAACTCAGCTCGGCTGCCCTCGCTCCACCTCGACGGCTGCGGGTAGTCCATCAGGTCCCCGATGTGGATCACTTTGGTGGGCTGGAAGTCTCCTATGAACCGGATGACTGCCTTCAGAGCTCGACGGTCGTCGTACGGGATCTGCGTGTCGCTGATGACGACGATCTGCTCCGTCAAGCGAGAACCTCCACAAACGGGCCTTCAGGTTCGACGTAGTCGCCCTCTACCGGGTACAGGTGGTACATCGTGCCGTGGCCGTCAGGCTTGAACAGTGTCCCGTTGGCGTCGCTGACGACGATCCCTTCTCCTGGAGGGACCTGGAACGGGAAGTTCCAGACGCGAGGCTCCTTGACCTCTTCCCAGGTCTCCGCGTCGATCCACGGTTGTTCGTTGTAAAGTCGCTCACCCAGGCCGGCATAACCTGCGATGTCGACATACGAGTCCCGGTGGTACCCGACCTTGGCTCGTGAGACCTTCAACAACACCATCAGGTTGACGACGTCGAATCCGTTGAGCTCCTTGCCGATGTACGCAGACCACATCTCTGCGATCCGCTCGAACGACTCGGAAGCCTCTCCGTACTGCTGCTGACGTTCGCCATTGATGAGACGCTCAGCCTCCTGGAGAATCGTCTCCGTCACTCGATCACCTCCGTGTATGGTCCGGTCCAGCTGCAAGGCGTTCTGAGGCCGTCCTCACGGACCCAGGCATCGCCTGTGTGGTTCCACTCCTTACCGTCTCCATCCACGACGGTCAGATGCGTTGGGATGTAGGACATGTACTCCCACACCTGCGGAGTTCGGAAAGTGTCGTCGGATGGCACGTAGACCTCTAGCAGCGCCTTACGGGGGCCGCTCGGCAGAGGCTCCACAGCTGCCTTGGTGGGCCGGTCCGGAGCCTTGAGGATGAGCGACCACTCGCCTTTGGCGAACAGGGCAGTCTTGACACCGCCGCTGTAGATGAACAGGTTGCCCTCGTACTCATCGAAGTCGTCGGCTTCGACCTCTACGTCGCGTCCGACCGTCAGCTCAACGATGAACTTACTCACAGGTCTCCCTTCTTCAGCGCGAGGTAGAGCTGGCCGATGTCTTCGAGAGCGTCGATGGCCTCGTTCTCGTCGGGCACGTAGAACGCGTTGGTGAAGTTGCTCACCAGGTTGATGTCAACGACTCGCTTTCCCGACCAATCGTCCAGGCTCGCCGCCGCGATTACCTGGTCGCCGGCCCTGAGCTCCAGACGATCGGGGTTTAGCTTGACGACCTCGATCTCAATTTTGGTCTCGACGGTGATGGTTCCAACTTCGCGAACGGTGGTGCTCATTCTTCCTCCTCCAGTGATTGAGCCAGCGCTGCAAGGTATTCCCCAGCGCTAGCGCGTACCAATGCCGCCAAGGCGTGTTCCTTGTCGGGTGCGACGACCTGAATCGACACCTGCGCTCCGTCCTCGAAGTGGACGGTCATGTCGATCACGAGTACATCGTCTTCTTCGTACAGGCCGAACGGGTCCTCCTCGGCCAAGAACTCCAGGGCAGCCTGCCCCAGGTCCAGCTCAAGCTGGTCTTCGTCGTCCACATGGACGTAGTCGTGGATGTCCTCCAGATTCACCTTCTTATCCTTTCCAGCAGAGCGGATCTGCCGCCCTGTCCCATCACTACAGAGTTCACGTCTTCTCCTTCCGGCATCGGGATCACCTTGGCTCCTGGAATCGAACTCGCTACTCTCTCAGCGAAATCCATCCCCGGCTCGTCACCATCGGCGAACACGTACACGTCCCGGTAGCCGAGGAACAGCTCCCGCATGTACGGCTTCCACGTCTGCACACCCGGCACACCGACGCTCGGAATGCCGCACAGATGCGCTGTGATGCAGTCGATTTCGCCTTCGGTGATCGCCACCTCCGGGCTGTGTTTGATCAGCGCCAGAGTGTTATACAGCCACGGCTGATCGCCTGCTACCGTGAGGTACTTCGGCTTCTCGTTACCGAACAGACGTCGGAACCTGATTGATACGACCTGCCAACGGGATTCGTATGACCACCGCAGATACGGGATCGCCAGCATCCCTCGATACATCTCATGACCAGGGAGTGGATCGTCCACGTACCCGAGCATGAACCGGTCGATCTCGGCTTGGACTTCCTGAGACGAAGTCACTAGGCCGCGTGTCGCCAAATACTCTTCGCCTGGACTGCCGGGGAGGCTGAGCCTGTACCGGTCCGTCGCTTCCCTCAGAAAGTCCTTCTGCGATTCGCTTAGCCTCTGCAAATGTCACCCCCTCTCTTTCTCGGATGAGCTTGATCAGGTCGCCTTTCACGCCACACACAAAGCAGTTGAATGCGTTGAACTGCACTGAGATTGACGCGGACGGTTGTTCGTCGCCGTGGAACGGACACAGACATGATTGCCACCGAGACGCGGAGATCTTCGGTGGCTCCCAGTCGGGGTAGTACCTCTTGATCAGCCGTACGATCGGTGCGTCGCTCATGTCAGTCAGGCCATCCCCTGAGCAGCTGGTTGATCAGGCAGGACAGGCTTTCCCAGATCATGTATGACTGTGCTGCGCCGTACTTGTCGATGTAGTGGACCCTCACGATCTGCTCCTCGTAGGCACACGTCTCGCAGTAGCCTCCGTAGTACGTGTCCTCCTCGACGGTGACGATCTCCGAGATGTCACCTATACCCTCTCGCGCCTCCAGGAGGTGCTTGAACGCTGCGTTGAACTCGGCCTGGAAGCTCACTTGCTCTTCCCCGCCTTCCGTTCCTTGCGCTCGTTCACGAGATCCGTCTTGCCGGTGCGACCGGCCTTCTTCCGCGCCTCCGAGCTGATCGTGATCAGCGCGTTGCCGTTCGGCGCACTCATAGGTCCCGGCATGTTCCTCCTTTGTCCGTTGTCAAGCGGCTTTCAATTCGATAGGCGCAATACGCCTTCCGATCACTGCGATGGCTGGCGGGAACTTCAGGTAGTCCGCCCCGCGCATGAACGCCTCGGGATCGTCCCTGAGATGCCCCACAACGTCTCGGTTACACGGCCCACACAGAAGACCCCTTACGTAGCCTGTGTCGTGATCATGGTCAACTGAGAGCTTCTTCCTCCCCTTTCCTGTAGCCCGTCGGCAGATGTAGCACTTCCCGCCCTGGAACTCGTAGATCTTCCAGTACTCCTCGGCGGTGATGCCGTACGTCTCCATCAGCCTGCGTTCCCACGCAGCGTCTTTCGTTCTGGCCTTGCGAGCCCGTTCGTGCGTCACGCATCTCTTGCCTGGTACCGGCTTGCCGGCCTTTGTGGTGGCCGGCTTCCGGATCGTCGTGATGCCCTCTTCGATGCAGTCTTTGCAGACGACTTGCTTAGCCGGCACTGTTGTTGTCTCCACTCAACAACCACCAGGTGAGCATCACCAGTGAGTAGACCGCGAGCAGGACGAGCGCGGCCTGTTGGTCGGTCACGTCGTCATCCCTCCTACCCACAGCCGCGAGATCGCCTTCACCGCCCGGGAGACCGGCTTGACGACCGCCTCGGGCGGCTCTTGTCCGTTGTCAAGTTCGAGCTCGATGAAAGCTACTTCGAGCCCGAACACGTTGAGCGACAGCTTCATCGGAAGTCACATTCCATCTGAATACCATTACCGGAGTCGTTGTATGGGGCGTAGATGATGCACTTGGCACCGTCGATGTACTCCACGCTGAATCTGTCCTCGGAAGTCGAGGCTTTGGAACATCCCGTCAGCGCAGACATGCCGATAGCTGCGGCTGCTGCGATGACAGCTGTAGTGATGATCTTCTTCATAGTCATCCTTAGAGTGGATCTGTGATTTGCATGGTGTCTCCGACGAAGTCGAGCGTGGCGAAGTCCTGACCTGACGGGTCTGACTTGCCGCCTCGGTTCTTCACCGTGGAGACGTTGAACGCGTCCGGACCATATTCGTTGGTGATCCGGTGCAGTGTCAGCACCATCTCAGGCACACGCCCGATCTGACCTTTGATGCCTTTCAGCGGGATTGCGATGTTGCCGTTGTTGTACTCGCCGGTCACGTGGTGCAGCCCGACGACGCACGAGGCCGTCTGCCGAGCCATGTCGTGAAGGTAGTCCATCAACCCTTCCAGGCCCGAGAACGGGTCGTCCTCGTTGGCTCCTCCCTCGATGCGGACGTTCGTGATGTTGTCGATCACGGTCAGCGCTGGGTACTCGCCGTACTTCTGGGCGAACGCTTCCAGCGGGTCCTCGATCTGGGTCAGCGTCGGTGAGGCGTCGTACTTGAACATCACCTGCGCCTCTTCCAGCGCGGCCAGCGCTTGCGGTTCCAGCGACTCCTCACGGATCTGCCGTGCTGACTTGTCCATCGTCATGCCTGTCAGGATCGACACGGAGCGTGTGAGCTGCGTGAAGGCGTCCGAGTCCGCAGAGAAGTACAGCGTAGGTATGCCGGCGCGGAGTGCGTACGTCAGCGTGAACGCCGACTTGCCGATGCCTGGAGCTGCACAGACCAGGCACAGCTGACCGCGTAGGAACCGCGTCTTCTTGTCCTCCAACGTCTTCCACACCGTAGGCAGCGGATCACCAGCCGAGCCTTTGATGTAGAGGGACTGTCTAGGTGTGTACATCAGGCCACCTGCACCCCTGCATCGTGGATCGGCACACCGCGATCCTTCGCGTCGGTCTCCTGGTCGAGGGCCTTCTGCATCGCGTGTGAGAGCTGCGGACCAACCGGCAGCCCTAGCTCCTTGGCGATCTGCGGACCCTTCATGCCGTTCCGGAACATCCGCAGCACGCCGCCCGTCTCGTGCGGAGCGTCGTCGGCGAAGAGCAGCTCACGCTCAGCCGGGTCATCAAAGTTCGTCATCGTCGCAGTCATCTATGTCTCCTAGTTCTGGTAGTTGTATAGTCACTGTGTGGCCGTCTGGGAATCGGACGGCTATCTCTCTTTCAACCCCGTGGTGCCAAGTGCCATCTAGGTCTAACCACGAATGCTCTGCGGCCCTTCGCTTTTCAGCAGCCGCGAACCTGAACGCTGCCCGCTCTGTGGGGAACGGGTAGGACGAAGGACCGTTGAGCCGGTCCAGTCGCCCCATCTCCACGAACCAATACTCAGCTTCCGTGCTGAGTGGAAGGTCCTTCTTGTACGTTGTCAAGCGTCACCCCATAGAGAATTGACACGACGCGGATACGTCGCAGAACCGGCACTTAGATGGTTCAGGTGCAGGCTCGAAGTTCTCAGCTTGGATGTTCGCTTCGAGCTCGTGGAACATCTCAGTCACTCGTTCGACGGTCCAGTCGCTCAAATCGTAAGGGAACGTTGCCTTTCCGGATTTGCCGAGCCAGAAGTCGCCCTCCTGCACGTCGATTCCGAACATCAGCAGCAGCGCCACGCGGTACACGCCGAGCTGGAAATCGTCCGAAGGAGCCTTACCAGTCTTGTAGTCACGGACCCTCAGCACCGAGCTGAACTCTTCCGGATCGTCGTCTTCGACCACGTCAAGGACCGCGTCGATGAAGCCCTTCACGGGAACACCGTCCAGGTCGATGTCAAACGCGATCTCAGTGCCGACGTCGCCTGTCGGCGTTGTCCAGAACCGCTCCTCCTGGTGCTTCTCGTGCCACGCGAAGAACTTCTCGATCTGCTCCAGCCCGACGTTGTACCGGCGTTCGATGTCAACCTTGCCGCCGTAAGGACCTGACCGAGACCAGAACGTCACGTTAGGTGTGTCCCGGCACATCTCCCCGATGTCTTTGTCGTACTCCGACGAGAAAAGGGCCTGAGCGTCCTCCAGAGACATCGAACCCTTCGACTTAGCTACTTGGTCCACCACTTCGTGGAAAGCCGTCCCTTGAGGCAGCCAGGCGGCAGGCCGGCTCCACACGCGAGCGATGCGAGCCAGGTAGTACGAGTACGGACATAGCTGGTACTGGTTGTACTGCGAGACGCTCCTGTGTTTGACCTCCTCCGTCATGCCGCGCCTTTCAGTTGGTCGTGTGTAAGTTCGTAGATGGTGGCTTCAACCGTTCCTCCGTCGTAGGTCACGTCCTCTTCGATGGACCATCCGGTTTGGGTGAAGCCATACTTTCTGATGTACTCGCCTACCGTCACGTATTCACCGGAGAACAGATCTACCTGGACGCTCCTCCTGACATAGAGCGTTGTCTTGTCTCCGATCAGAATCGAGAATGCGTACAGCCTCCCGGGGATGTGGACAGAAAGTCGTGGGATGGAAACTGCGGGGGAAGCTGCACGCGCCACTTGCTAGCGCCCTTTCTTAAGGCTCGATTTCGGGATATACCCATACGTTCATTCCTTCTTCAGTTATGTGGGTGTGCTCGTTCTCACGAACAATCAATTCCCCGTCCCTTTCTTCTCGCGGTCGGTACGCCCAGCCCCCTTGAATGTTGTCCTCACAGGGAGGAATTGCTGGGTCATACTCGACAACGAAATCCCCGCTCCGGAGCTTCTTGTAGAAGCCTCGAAGTCGTTTCAGGATCAGATCATCCATGCCCTCGCCATTTGTCACCATGTATTCGGCGTGGTGCCGCAACATGCGGTACTGGTACGCCTCCAGGTGTCGACCAGACACGCCATCAAAAGGCCACGCCTTGGCTAATACCTCTTGGCGTGGTGTTGGCGGTATGTATTTCTTGGCGATGAACGAGACAGCCTGACGTGTCTTTCCGACGTGTCTGGCTATATCCGCGTAAGTCCACCCGTGGGTGTCGCGGAGAATACGAATAGGTTCAGGGGATAGTCCGTCAAGTTTGAGTAACTCGATCAGGATGGACTCTTGGTCTGTCATTACGACCCTCCTGTGAGATTGGATGGTGCATGTTACTTGTCATGCGTACAGCGGACAACTGTGTCTCCTCTTGCGTAGGGGGGTGGTCCTCCCCCTTGCCCTTCGTAAACGCGGGCCGAATCATGACTCTCACGTGCGTCTTAACGCAACATTAGTCTCTGGTGTGGATTACCCCTCGGGCCTTGACAGATGCTCCATTCTATGCTGTTGACAGGTGTTTAGTCCCGTTAACGAGCGTCTTTGCTCAGCACCACCACCGCTTGCGGCAGAACCGAGACTTCTTGTCGTGATCATCCTTGTCTTTGCTGGACCTCTTCGCCTCGTCGTTTGTGCGCCGTTCGTCACCACACGTCGGAAGCTCACCGTTTGCTACGTGCCAGGCTGAATCGGTTCTGTGACCTCCGTGCTCTGTGACATGTTTCTCAGATCTGGGAGTACAGTCCCACTCGTCTGCTCGCGCGGTGGCGTTTCCGAAGAAAACGATCATCAGGCCTGCCAAGTAGATGGCGATGAACCAGGCGATCCATCTCTGCATCGTCATCCCTCGTTGCACTCCTCGCACAGGCAGTGCTGGTCCCCGCAGTCGTCGCTCTTCGCGTGCTCCTCGATCCACACCTTCGCGGCACGAGCTTCACCCAAGGCTTCGAGTAGGCCGGCGAGTGTCTCAACCTCCACACACGAGAGGTACGTAGCCACATCGGCGGCGAGCCAGCCGTCTGCCCATGAGGTCATGAAGGACTCCACCACGTCAGCAGGTGCGTGGTACCCGGGAGGGGTCATGCCTTCTCCTTTGCTGCCTGGAGTCCCGCGACGAATCCGAGCCTGAACATCTCTTCCAGGTGAGGGATGACGATCTCGGTGATGTGCTCTTCCATGTCTCCTGCCGGGTCATGCCACTTGTCGCCGTCCCAGTACAGCGGATACTCACCATCAGACAGGTACCAGCCAGGTCCGGACGAGAACTTCCAGAACTCCTCGATGGACGGCATCTTGTCCTTGAGCTCAGCGGCCAGGTTCAGGTCGATCACAGCTGTCCTCCTAGTCGAAAGCTGTTGCAGGGATGGTGCGGATCGTGCCGATCTGAGCGTTTCGCGCCCACAACTTGGTTCGGAAGAAGTCATCGACAGGGATATATCCGCGTTTAATATCGTCGGCTACCTCGTGAAGCATCGTGGCGATCTCTTCGGAGGTACCGCCGTTGACGTAGATCTCGATCATGTTGCCTCCTATCGTCTGTAAACGGAGCCTCGTGGAATCCCCATAAGCTCCAGCTGATTCTTAACCGTGGACAGGACAACGGATTTCAGATCATCGCGTGCGGACCGTACACCTGCCAGGTCGTAGTCCTCCGCGTACTTCTCCAGGTCAACCTCAACCACGAGGTTGATGACTACGCGGTCAGTTCTCTCGGTAGATGACGTATCCATCGTTCCACTCGACCCAGAAGCCCATGTCTACGAGCAGGTACTCAGCTTGGTGGACGTGCCACTCCAGCGTCTCCAGCAGGTCCTCCTGATCCAAGTCTGGATCGTCGTAGGCACGGTTCGCAGAGTTGATCAGATCGGTTGCACGGTCGCGCAATTCGGCGTCCGTCACCAGGTTAGACAGATCTGCCACGTCTTCGAGGAACCGCATGTCCAACTCTTCCACCGTGTATGTGGACGATCCCTCACGTATGAGGAACGGTTCAGTCTCCACTGCTGTCGTCACGATTGCTTCTCCTTCTTGAGTTCGGCGCGCAGTCGCATGACCGACGCGAACCTGTCGATGGCGGTGGCTAGGAGCTGGTACTCCGCGTCATCACTTTGCACGTGGTGTACCTCGACCGTTGTCGGCATACTCCCGCCGTCGATGATCGTGACCGACTTGGTCCGCGACAGCAGGTTGTTCTCGATGGTGACCTGACACCTCATACCTTGTCTCCTAGACGATTCCGACGAAACCAGCGCCAACCATGTTGGCTCGAACCTTCCGCGCCTCAGCGTCAGCCTCAGCGATGGACTCAGCACGCCGCAGCGTGTAGTCCTGCTCGTCTCCATCCCAGAAGCCGAAGTAGTTCCAGCACGAGTCGACCTCGGTACCTTCCGGATCGGTCAGCACCCAACCGAAGGTGTCTCCAGCTGCCCACGCCTGCCACTCCCGAAGGCAGCCACGGACGTAGTCGTCCACCATGTCTTCTGGCACATCGACAGGGGCGACAGCGATCCCGAAGTAGGAGTTGTCGAACCGGTCAGCCGAAGGCTCCACAGGTGCGTAGTGCTGATCCAGCAGCGTGACTCCTTTGTGTCCCTTGAGCGTCAGCCAGCGGACCACAGCAGCGCCACTACGACGCTCGTAGTCGTACTGATCAGAGCTCTTGGACCACCGAAGCTGATGGTAGGCGTCGACAGGCACCGGCCCGTCAGCGATCCGATCATTGCCGCGCTCGTCCACCATGAAGACTGCGAACCCGTAGTTGAACGGACGGTCAGCGAAATCATCGACGTACCACGTCATCGTGTAGTCACCGGCTGGGGTCGGGATGATCTTGATGTCGAGGATCTGCGTCATGCCTTCTCCTTGGTCTCGTGTCCTGTTGTGTCTCTGTGGAATCGGGCCGCTAGCTCAAGAGACCAGCGGTGAGATGAACGGTGCTTCCATGTGCAGCCAAGGCACTTTGCGCGGAACCTCACGCCGGTATCTTCACCAGCTCACCGCCGATGATCGGATACTTCTTACGAATGCGAGTGTTGCCGTTGCGGTCCCACCGAAGTTCATCTATCGGCTCACCTACGGTGACCAGCGCAACCATCCCTGTAGAGCGATACCAGCGCACAACGAACGCCTGCTGCTGGTCGTCTACTGCCCACATACATCCCGTGGCGGGGTGATCTGCCCAGTACGACAGTCCCAACGCTTCACACGCGGCAATCTTGGCTTGTGTGGTCTTGCTGAATGGAGACTTCACGATGCCTACCTCACGCCTTCTCAACCCACACCTTGCCGCTGGCGGTGAGCGGACGTAGCTGGTCTGCGAGCTTGTGTGCTTGCTGCTCGTCCTGATCCTGTGTGTAGAACCGAGCCTCACCGTACCTGTCGATCACCCAAACCTCGTACATCCGTTGGCCTCTCAGTTCACCAAGCGCGGAACACGTAGTACTCGCCGTCGTACCAGGCCTCGGACACGTCACCTGATGCCTCCAGATCACGGGCAAACTTCTCCGTGTCGAAGTACTCCAGCGCGGTACCTGTGAGTCCGAGCACCTCCTCGGCGTACTCATATGCGTAGTCTTCGATGGTCATCTGACCGATGTACACATCCTCGAACTGATCCACAGCTTCCGACACAGAGCCGAAGTAGCTGATGTCTCCGACGATGTCTCCGATCCACGCGACGAACGGATCGCCATGCTTCTCAACGGCTTCCGACAGTTCGAGCATCACGTCCAGGTCTTCATGCTCCGAGATCCGGAGACCACCGAAGCCCTCATGGTCGTGGATGGCCCACTCCTTGTGTCCGTCGAGCAGCACGTGGGTCTTAATCTCCCACTCCAGCTCTTCAACGTCGGAGAACTGGTCCAGATCAATCCACTTGCCCACGAGATCGCCGTTGTTGTAAGCGGCCAGATCGGCGATGTAGATGCGTGCCATTTGTCCTGTCTCCCTTGTTAGTTGGTGAACTCTGCGATCAGTTCGCGCCCGGTCAAAGCGTTGCTACCTGATGTCTTGAACACGCGAACCAAGTCCTTGCCATCGACGTGGCTGAGGACAATCTCAGCGCCGACGTCCCACCCGTTGGCGGTGACGACTAGTCCAGAAGCCTTGGACCCTAGCCGTGACACCATCTGACGGTTGCCTTCGAGCGTGCCTCGAAATTGCGCCATACCTAAACCTCCGGTGTTGTCGTTGTCCGTGGTCAAGAGCGCCCGTCGAGGGAATCGAACCCTCACACGTGAGGAGGAGAAGCTCACGCGGTACCGAACACGGGCCATCAACGCTTACGCGCTGACGAGATTGTTTCGGTTGAGGAACACGTCTCGACCCTCGCCGTAGCCGTTACGGGTCTTGACGTAGAGCACCAGACCAAGCCGAGCCTTGATCCACTCAGCCACAGCTTCCGTGCCGAAGTCGCACATCGAGGAGTCGATCATCGTCGGGTAGCCGCCACCACAGCCGTAGTCCACGACACCTTCCCAGACCAGCGTGTCGATCAACTCTTCTGCGTAGTCGGTGAGATCCGAACGATGGTCCGCGCCGATAGCTTTCGCGACAGCGTCGTACGTGTCGTACCGACCGTAGCTCTCCCAGTGATCGAGCATGGTTTCCTGCTCAACCTCCGAGTACAGCTGGTCATCCAAGACCGGGTAGTCCTCCAGAGCCTCCAGGACCTCGATCAGATCAGCCGGTGCCTCTTTGTCGAGCTCAAGCCCGATGTGCCTGCTGCCGGAGTACGGACCGTCCGTCAACGCTTCGCAGTCCGACCAACGCTCACGCAGCTCACGGTAGTTCGCGATGTCTGCCACATCCGCATACCCGTGGACGTCGTAGCCCGTCGTGTTGTTGATGATGATCTGCGACGGAGCGACAGCCTTGTAGCCCTCCTCGTTCCAGAACACATCCACCACGTGCGACAGCGAGTTCTTGCGGTAATCCGTTGTGGCCCAATCCTCCCCGTACACGTCCGCCAACACTTCACGAACCGTTGCAGGACGGATGTCCAGATCGACACCTTCCAGCGTGTCCAGGTCGAGCTTGTAGGCGTAGGCGTCGATAGCCTGATCCTCGTCCCACTCGTTGCCGAACACCACACCGTTGATCACGAAGCCTGCCATGTCATTCCTCCTCGAAAGTTGTTGCCTTACAAGAGTGCTCGGTAGTGGATTCGATCCACAGCATCACGCCTTGATACCGAGCTCCAGGACTTCAGTCCCACGTATCCCCGACGTTGATCGCCCGACCGACCTCAGCGATCACGTCCAACTCACCCGAGCAGACGAGCTCGCCGTTGATGGTCAGAAACCTGACACCTGGAGTGTTCGCGAAGTCGTGCTTAAGCAGATGCCTTGCCATGCCTAGATCAACTCCTCGATCCACTGGGCTGCCAGCGAGAACGCAGCCTCCTTGCCTTGGAAGTAGCCCTCACCCCAGAGGCTTAGATTCTCGTGCTCAAGTTTCGCCATGCCTTTGGCGTCCTTGACAAGCTTGCGTAGTTGGTCCACCAACTCCTGAAACTCAGGGTGTGTTGCGCTTCCACACCCGCCCACCTGTGCGATCACGACGGTCACGACATCCCAGTTGCGAAGGATCACGTCGAACCGGAGGTCCATCCCTCCGAACGTGGTGGACACAACCCTCAGCAACAGAGACTTGTCTCCCCGGTCCTCGATCCCTTCGATGGTGCAGACGTACTGGTCCCGGTAGAGGAACGAGTCACCCACCTCCAGATCGTTGGCGTAGATCTCCTGCGTGCGGAACTGAATAGCCATGTCTTGTGTCCTTTTGTCCGTTGTCAAGTCTCAGCGAATACGAACGATATGGTTGCCCCGTGCGACGTACACCTTGCCGTCGAGGTAGACGCGCTGCTGCTTGTTCATCCCTACTTGACTCCTCCGCAGATCAAGTTGCCCATCGTGCGGCAATCCCAGCCGCTCTCGTCTTCCATCACGATGCCATCGCCGTTGTCATCGCCTTTGATCCGCGACGACTCGGTACCTTCCACACCAGGGTCTGCCAGAGCCATCGCTCCGATAGCAGCGGTAGCTACGATGATGCGTCCAAAAGCCAGCTTGAGCCGGTTGTCCATAGACTTCTCCTCTTGTCCGTTGTCAAGTCTGATGGCAAAGAGTGAGCAGCCGTCATTGCAGACGGACCCTCAGCGAATCGAAGGTGCGGCTTGCCTGCCCCCGCCTCTTTAGAGCGATAGCTCAGGGTTGAGGCCCAACCCAGAAGTTAGATGCCTACTTGTGGCGTAGGTGGCCTTTAACGTGCCGTTACCCATCCTTGCACCATGTCTCGTGACTTACGTCCTGGAGCCTCCACATGCTCTCCAGACCGACTGAGCCCATAGCTCGGGGATGGCAGGGTCATCGCGATCTATACACCACGCTCGCCTGATCATCACGTTCTCTCTATTGACCGTCAGGCCCAGGAGGGCACGATGGGTCTCCCGCCCACCGACGGAGGCACTAAGCCTCGGCACACAGTCCCGCTTGAGGGTTAGCTGTGGTCTATCTCCCGGACGTAACCTAGCTCTCGCTAAAGCTACTACCCTGCTCGGTATCTAGTTTTCAAACAACTTGGTTGCGCTGGCTTCCAGCCTAGCAGACCGTTTGTCCGTTGTCAACCGGGTGGATCAGCATTTCGGAGCACCAACCGCAAGCGGAATGTCCGCCCCGAACGCTTTCGACTCTACCGTGCGGTTTGTCCGTTGTCAACCTGGGTGATCGGGGCCAGCTATGCGCGATACCGCTGGCAGGTCAGGCGTATGCCCGATCTGGGTCGACCGTGGACACAATGCGCCCATGAATCGAAGATCCACCACTATTGAGTTCGTCAAACAACATCTGCCGCTGTCACCGGCGATACAACGATCAAACCACACGGTCTGTACGTTGTCAAGTGCCCGGGGGAGGAATCGAACCTCCCCGATCACCATACGGGCGGATTAGACCATCCATTCCGACATACGTGCCCAGTCGCACGTGTTCGTCTCGCGTGGACTCACCTGGAGCGTCACGTAGTGAGTACCCACACCGTACACGCGAACCACGGTGCCCGTGACTTCAGCATCCGCGCGTCCGAATCGCCGGTAGGTGATCGTCTCGCCTACCTGTGGCAATGGCGGGAGCTTGCGCGCCCGGCGAGCGGGGGCGGAGGTCGGAGCTGCTGTCGTTGTCATGCCACGAATCTAGCACGCTGCCCGTGTCCGCTGTCAAGACCTCGACAAATCCGCAGGTCGGAGCGGGTTTCGGACACGTGTCCAGGTTCGTTTCCGCAGGTCACGGCGATCCGGTCGGACCACGCCAGAATTGTGGGCGTGATCACACGTGTTGGGCCTTGCGGTAGCAGTGCTAGGTGAGTAGGATCGCGCGTCCGTCGCGGTGAGGGTATAGAGGTATCCCTCGCACTGGCAGGCCCTGGGCAGGAGGGGCGGCATCTTAGTGCAGGGCAGGCAGGCCTGGCAAGGGGTATGTGATGTGGGATATCGCACAGGCAGGCAGGGCACTGGGTGACCTGGGCTTTCGCGTCGGGCAGGGTTGCTGCGCGGGCAGGCCGGCCTCGCTGTCTGTGCAGGTAGGAGCAGGTGCTTAGGCAGGCTGTGTGTGTTGCTGTGGCGTGGGTTGACAGGCACCCCCAGGGGGAGTACCCTGCCCCCGGGTCTTTCCCGACCGGGAGGTAA